AGGTAATGTCGGTATATCAACGATAGCACCAACAGCAAGACTTCATCTACCCGCAGGAACAGCCACAGCTAATACTGCACCATTGAAATTTACAGCAGGAACTTCTATGACTACAGCAGAAGCAGGAGCAATGGAATATGATGGAACTTCATTTTATGTTACACGTACAGGAACACAAAGAGAAACCATAGGAACGGTTGTAACAAAGACAACAACTGGAGATGGAACAGGAGCAGAAGGATTATTTCAAATCAATACTTTTGATAATACTTTTAAAGTATATGCTGAAGGAGTTTGGCGTTTATTATCTTCATGGTAAAATAAAATAATTAATAATAATTAAAATTAAAATAAAATGGTACTATTAAAGAAACATGGGGAAAAAGAAGATGCTTTTCAATTAGTATTAAACCCAAGTCAATTATGGAAAGTAATAACTATAATTATTGGTTTTATTGGTTTTATTATTCAGATGGAGTATGTAATTATAACTTATTCTATACGAATAGATAATAATGAGAAAGAGATTAAAGAAGAAAAGTTAAATAATGCTGCAGACCATAATTGTTTTAAAAATGCTTTAATTTCTCATGGAATAAATCCTTATAATTATCAAATGGGGAAAAGAAATCAATAAATATAAAAACTATGATAAATACACATTTACATTCATTTAAGATAGAAGATGTTCCAAATAATATATTTGGATTTATGACTAAAGTTTTAAAGACGAAAGTAGGATATTTTCTTTTTTCAAGGTTATTATCTGAATTAAATCCTTTCTCTACAAAAGATAAATTTGATAGATTGGTTAAAGTTATTAAAATATCAAAGTTAGGTTCTCAAAAAAGTATCATAGAAGAAAATTCTAAATGGTATCCTGATAATACAAATTTTGTTATTTTATCAATGGATATGGCTTTTATGGGAGCAGGAAAAGTAGAACGCGAATATTATTATCAGTTAAATGAATTGTATGAATTAACAATATCTAACAAAAAGATAATACCTTTTATTCATATTGATCCTAGAAGAAATGAATATAATGAATTGTTTAAATTATTTATTATTTCTAAAGGGTTTAAAGGAGTAAAACTATATCCTCCATTAGGAATATATCCTTTTGATGAGAGATTAGATACTATATATCAATATTGTCAATCAGGCAATTTACCTATTATAACACATGGTAGTCCGTTAAATCCTGTACATTTTAAAGGTTCTCATAAAGAACTTGTAGAATTATTAAAAGGAGGTATTCTTCCTATTGATTGGACAAAAAAAGATTCTGAATTATGTGCATATTTTACCCATCCTTTAAATTATAAAAAGATTTTAGAAAAATACCCAACATTAAGAATATGTATAGCACATTATGGTTCCATGGGAGAATGGGAAAGAGATTTGAATAATCCCGGAGATAAAAATAACTGGAAGAATATAATTACTAAAATGCTTATAGAATATCCTAACTTCTATACTGATATATCTTATACAATGTCAAATAAAGAACTATGGCCAGCGTTTAAATTACTTATGATAACTTATCCTCAAATAAGAAATAAGGTACTTTTTGGAGATGATTATTATATGAGTGAAGCAGAATGTAATACCAAACAATGGTCAATGGAATTTAGAGTATATTTAGGAGAAGAACTATGGGATTATCTTACGAATAAAAATCCAAATTCATTTTTAAGAAATAAATAATATGGCAACAAAACCTGTTAAAAATAGTAAAACTGTAATAACAAGTGGTTATGGACAAAGACAAAATCCATTCACAAGACAGTTAGAATTTCATCCTGGTATAGATATAGCAGTTATTGGGAATCCTAATTGTATTCCTATTTACTGTACTAAGAAAGGTAAAATAGCACATATTAATTATAATCCTTTAACCGGTGGAGGTTTTGGAAAAGTTGTTTATGTTAAGATGGAAGATAATTGGTATGCAATATATCCACATCTTGCTTTTGTTTGTGATGATTTTAAATTAGGAGATTTAATAGACGAAGGATCGTTTATAGGTATTATGGGAAGTACAGGTAAAAGTACAGGACAACATTTGCATTATGAAGAAAGAAAAGGATTAACAGCCGGTAATTCAAGAATACCACAAGATATTATTGATTTGTATAAATGAAAAAACCATATTTAGTATCAATAATATTGGTTTGTATAATTATAATATTAATATATTTAGTAATAAAAAGTTTATAATATGTTTTTATATATAGATAAAGATTCAGAAGAAGTAAAAATAAGACCAGAGGCAATGGCACTTTTATCAGTAAAAGAACTTTATGCTTCAGATAAAAGACCAGGAGAAATAGAAAAACCATTCTTTAAAAGATGTCTTAAATATATTTATCATACTTATTATAATGAACATCCTGTATTAAAGAATACATTACCGAATGAAAGAAAAACAAGAGTAGCAGAAATGTATTTTAGTGATGATGCAAGAATTGATATAAATGGATTTGAAAAGAATAAAAAAGTATTAGCGGTTATCAATGATTATTTAATTTCACAAGATACAGTATCATCTAAATCATATCGAACAATATTAAAAAAAATAGAAGAAGTCATAGAACATATAGGGACTATACCTTTGAAGAAATATCAACAAATAAAAGATCAAAGAGTAACTTGCATGGTGGCAGCAGGAGAAAATGATACTTTGATAGAAAAAGAATTTTTTATTACTACTGAAATAGAAATAGATAATATTAAAGAATACACAGAATCATTAAAGACGTGGGATCAGTTACTTGATTTTGAAGAAAAAATTAAAATTAAACTTCAACATGAAAAACAAGATATTGAAATATCAAATAAGACCATGTTAGAATTAGATTCATTTAATACGACAATTATATAATGATATTTAAAGATACTCATAGATTTAGTCTAGTAGCATTAGGTAAGGATTTACCATGGAAATATGATCTATTTCATATTAATCCTACTATGATACCTAAAAATAAAGATTTAAGAAAAGAATTTATAAAAAAAAATAATATAAAGATTGATAGAGATTGGTGGAGAAAACAATATGATAGATGTATTAATGGATATACAGTTGAAAATGCTATAGATAAAGGTGGTAGTTCATATGTAGATGGAGAAGATTGTTTTTGGTATGAAGATAATTGTAGTGTTCCAATATATGATACTATATTTAAGAATCGCGCAGTACATATTTCAGGTAGAATGTATTTCTATCTTAACTTCTGGCCTATATATGGTTTATTACCAGGACAAGAAATAAAAGGATTAATGAAACCCAAGTTTCTTGATATGGATTATTTCTTTTTTCAAAGAATAGAAATGATGTTTAAACAAAAGAAAGATGGACAGGATTTAAAAGCAAGACAACAAGGATATTCAGAAAAGGTAGCAGGTGGGCAATTAGCATGGAATTATACATTTATTCCTAATAGTGTAAATATAGTAGTAGGAGGAGAACAATCTGATGCTGATCATACTATGGAAAATTGTGAGAGAGGATTAGATTATCTTATAAATACTCAATTCTATCTTCATAGACCTCCTGGTGGAAATAGTAGTTCATATCTTCAATCTGAAAATACATTATCAGAAATTAGATCTATGACTGCAAAAGATAAACCTCAATCAGTAAGTAGATATTCACCATTTTGGGTAGTACATGAAGAAGTAGGAAAAGGAAAGGCTGGTTGGTCATTAGCAGTATCAGATTTTATTAAACCATCTCAATCAGCAGAAGGTATAAAAACAGGTTATCAATTCTATTTAGGAACTGGTGGTGACATGTTAGCAGGAGCACTTGATTTAGAAGAAAGACATTATAATCCTGATAAACATAATATTCTATCATTTCCGGAAATATTTTCAGAAATTAAACAGTCTGAATTAAGAGTAGGACATTTTACTCCCAAATGGTTATTTGTTAAAATTGATAAAGATGGTAATTCATTAAAACAAGAATCTATTGAATGGATTAATAAAGAAATTGAAGCACAGAATGATGCAAAAAAGAGATATAGATTAATAACACAATATGCAATATTTGATCATAATGTATTTATGATTGAAACAGGAGGTTATTTTGGAAAAGAAGCAGCACTTCTACTTAATGCACGTAAAAATTATATGCGTTCACATCCACATGAAAATATTATTCAGATTGGTAGATTGGAATGGAAAGATAAAAATAATAAATCTAAAGGAGTAAAATGGGTTCCTGATCAGTATGGATGGTTAAAGATTATAGAACATCCATGCATGAATACAGAAAAAGGAGAACAAGGCATTCAAGAATTATTATATGCTAATTTATATGAAGGAGCTTGTGATTCATATGATCAAGATGAAGCTCATACATCAGATTCAAAAGGTTGTCAGGCAATACGTAAAGGATTTGTTCCACATCATGCAATTTATAATACATTCGTAGCATTAATACTTGAGAGACCAACTGTAGCAGAAGGAGGTGCTGAATTATTTTATGAACATACAGCTATGACATGTATATATTATGGTTGTCAAAATAATATTGAGTATTCAAATTTACGTATTTTTGATTGGTATAAAAATAATGGTTTAACACATTTATTAAAACAAAGACCAAAATTAGCATTTGCAGGTAAGATAAAAGAAAGCAATGTATCTAATCCTTATGGTACAGATAAAAGTTTAAAACCTCATATTTTAGCGATACAACGAGATAGGATGACAGAGGATTATATTAATCGACAATATTTTCCTGAAATTATTGATGCATGGATAAAGTATAAATATGATCCTTCCGGAAAGAAATATAATTGTGATATAACTATTGCAACATCACTATGTGAAGTATCGGCAAAGGAAGGAGAACATTATATAGTAATAAAGAAAGACGAAATAAATAGTAAAAGACAAAAGAGTTTGGTATATGTAAAAGGACTAAATGGTCATATGATACCTCAATTTATATAAATTTAATAAATGATATCCAATGGAAAACATCATTCAAGAACCTGAATTATTAGTAGAAGAATTTAAAAAAACAAATAAATGGAAAGAGGATCATTTAAAATATTATGGTCAAATTACTGACAATAGTAATAATAAAACACAGGATACTATATGTTGGCAGTATTATAATAATAAAACATCAGTAGCAAAATTTGAATATTTAACTACAATGGGTAATTTCCATTTACCATCAGAAATAAGACATATACCATTACAGAGGACTAATTGTGATATATTAACATCACAAAAATTATATAGACCATTTGTATATGATTGTATAGTAGCAGATAGAGCTTCAATGGAAGAGAAATATCAATTCAAGATACAGGAAATGTCTAATATTATTATGCAAGCTACTATGCGAAAACATAATATTGAACTTGCAAATATAGAACAAATAGATATGCAATTTGGAAAACTTACTGAAGTACTTCAACAACAACCTCAACAAGTACAACAAGGAATGTCTCCGGAACAACAACAACAAGTACAAATTTTAAATAAACAATTAGTACAACAACAAGAATCTTTAAGAAATGCTTTACCTCAATTAAAATCTCAATTTGATTCAATGAAAGATATTCTTAATGAACAGATTGGATTTACAGAAAGAGAATTGAATCAATTAAAAGAATTTAATCAAAATACTAAAAAAGATATAAAAGAAGATATTGCAATGCATATTGCTAAGGATTTACGTAAAAGTTTAAAAATACAAATAGAATCTAATAAATCATTTTTATCAGAAGTTGTAGTAGGAAGAACAGCATTTTATGTAAATCTTGAAGAAGGAGCAAAGAAACCTATATTTAAAGCATTAAATGTAATGAAAGTAACATATCCTTCTATTGATGGAATAGAATGGATACAGGATGGTCCATGGGTAGGAATAGAAGATGGATTGTCATATCAACAGATAGTAACATATTATGGAGAAGAATTTATTAAAAAATATGGGACAAGTGAATTACAAAAATTAGCAGAATCTGGAAATATAAATTCTAAAAATGAAATGTATGCTGTAAGTGGAGGAGGAGCTATATTTGTTGATGAATTATATTCAGGTTCAAGTATGAAGAATAGTGCTATTCCAAGACAGAGAATATGGTTTAAGGTACCAAGAAAGATATATGTAAAATACTCTCCTAATCCTTATGTACAAGGAGAATATTTTAGAAAGTTCTTAGATGGTAATAAGATGGTTATTAATGAAGATGATTATACTTATACCAATAAAGATGGAGGATATTATATAAATAAAAAAAACAACTCAGAAGTATTACCAAAAGAATCAGTAGATACTTATAAAAAGACAAAAGGAGAACAAATGCGTATTTATTATACCAATGATATTTATCAAGGTGTAATAATTAATAGAGAATATGTTGTAGGAATACAAAAGAAATATTATATTTTAAGAAATCCTGATAGACATTCAGATATACAATTACCGGTTTATGGAAGAACTCATGCAGCAATAAATGATCAACCATATTCTATTATTAAAGATACTATTAATCTTCAGGATATGTATGATCTCATAAATTATTATAGAGATCTTATGTTAGCTTTATCTGGTCCTAAAACTATACTTTATGATAAAGCATTTAAACCAACAACAATGACAGATCCCGAATGGGAATATCAAAGGAAAATAGGTATGTTACATATTCAAACAACTGATAATCTTGGTAATCCCATTAGAAGTGCATTTAATCAATGGAATGCATTTGATTTAACAGTTTCTAGTTCTATACAATATTTTGATCAAATACTTAAAAGTACAGAAGAAACCATGGGTAATGTTATAGGAGTTCCATATACACGAAAAGGACAAGTAGTACAATCTGATCAAGTAGGTACTTATGAGATGAGTTTAAAGCAAGCTGCTTTAATTACGGAACTACGTTTTTTTAAACATGATGAAATAGAATCAAAAGCTTTTGAAGCATGTATAAATTATGCATTAAAATATACTATTAAAGAGGGAGATTTTATAAATACTATAGGAAAAGAATTATCTTCTAATATTTATAAAATACCTAAAGGAACATTTGATGATGTACGGATAGAAGTTATTATTGCAAATAATGGAGAACAACAATCTTTAATGGATGAATTGAAACAACTTGCAATGATAGGTTTAAAGTCAGGGACAATATCTTATGATGGTATAGTACATACAATAGTAAATTCTGATAATCTTATAGAATTTAAAAAGAATGTTGAATATTATACAGATGAAACAAAGAAATTACAACAACAAATGGCAGGTGCAGGAGAACAACAAAAAGCACAATTAATTGAAAAAGCTGAAAAGATGCGTCAAGAATATGAAAGTTTTTGGAAACAAAAAGAATACGAAAGTAAACAACTAGCACAACAGATAGAATCCGAGAATAATAAAGTTAATCAACAGATTATGATTGAACGTAATGCTATAGAAAGAGATAAATTAGAAAAAGAAAGTGCATTAAAAATGTTTGAACTTACATCAAGAGATACTTCTGAAAAAGGATTATTGGATGAAAATATAGAAGCAAGAAAAGTTCAGAATGAGTTTGAAGCAATAAAATTAAAATTAGAAACATTAATTAATACTATGGGATTAAAAAATGAAGAAACTCAAATGCAGTTAAATCATATTCATAATATGAAAAAAGTAGATGTAGACATTAAAAAAGAAAAAAAACGAACAATGGAACAAATAGGACGATAAAAAAAATGAAAATAAATCAATGAATTTTAAAAATAACTATTATATTTGTAAATTAAAAATTAGAAAACATGCCAGAAGAACTAGAAAAGAACTTAGAAAAACCTTTTGATTCACAAGCTTTTATCAAAGGCGAACCAGCAGGTATAGTATCTGCAGAACCTACTAACGAAGAAACACCACCTCCTCCAGAGAATGATCCATCTCCTCAAAACGAGATAGATGAATATTGGCAAGAACATATAGAACGTATGGGAGATGATTATGAAGTACCTAGTATTATTAAAACAGGAAAGAATGATAAAGGAGAAAAACTTACCCGTAAGGAAAAGTTTGATTTAATAAGAGAAGAAATTTATAAAAATACTGATATAGGAGATGATGATTTTATTATTGATTATAAAAAGAAGAAAACAGAACAAGGAGATAAATTTTCTCAAGAAGAATACTTAAAAAGTAAAATTATACAACAAGATATATCTAAAATGTCGGATGAAGATTTTCTTTTTGCGATTAACAAACAAAAATATGGGAAAACAGATAATAATCCAGAAGGATTTGATGATGATGAAATAAGAGAAGATATACAGAAGATGTCTAAATTTCAAATGCGTGAACTAAGACAAAATATAGTAAAAACATATAATGATTTACAGGAAGAACAAAAATCTAAAAATAAAGCAAAGCTTGATGAAGATTTTGAAAAGAATGTAAAGATTGTAGATAATAATAATTCAAAATTAATTACAAATTATTTAAAGAATATTGAAGGAAAATCAAATATTGATGGGATAGAATTCAGCGAAGCTGATCTTGCACAATATAAAAAAGATATTCCTAATATGTTTAAAGTAAATGTAATTAAAGAAAATGATGGAAAAAAGGTAGCTAAAATTGAAGCACAAGAGTTATTAAATGATATTTTTTCAGATGAGGATAAGTCAATGACATTCCTTCCTCTTTTGTGGATGATCAAAAATAACAAATTGCGAGGTTATACTTCTTCTATTAAAGAAAAGACAAAGAAACAGATTATAGATAAATTGGACCCCAATCTTGGAGAACCTTCAGGAGGTAATGTAGGTGGTTCATCTGAATTTAATCCTAAACAATTTATTCAGAGTACTTAATATTAAACTATAAAAAATTATAAAAATGAGAATGACTTTAGGTCCAAGAGAGACCATTGCACAAGAATCAATTACAGGACGATTACTTATTGATTTAGGTATTAATGATCCTGATTATTTACCAACCATTATGGGAGAAGTAGCTACACAAGAAGCACCGGTATTATCATTATTGGATATGAAAGGACTTAAAACAAAAGGACTTAATTATACAACAAATGCTAATTTTGATAATGGTAGATTTACTACAGTTTCAAGTTCGCATGTTCAATATCGTATTGCACAAAATGATTATCGAAAAGAACATTTTCGCGCGAATGTAAATGGATTAACATTTATATCTGATGCTAATCCTACAAAACCTGGTTTACAGGGACAACCATTTTATATTTTCTTAGATTCGAATGTCATTGGTGGTAAGGATATTATTCTTTTAGCTGATGGAAAAACTCAATTATGGGTTGATAACGAAAGAGGTGGAGAAGAAAAAGCAGGTGGTGTATTTATGTTCAAAGTAAAGATTATAGGTGCAGAAGATGATATATATGTTGATCCTAATATTATGCAGGATGGTTTTGAATGTCAACTTGTAGGAGCATTACATGAACAAGATTTCTCAGAATTTGGAAATGAAAGATATTCAATGGGAACATTTGGTGATGCTTATTTATCATTATTCCGTTTAAAATATTCATGGTCTGGTACAGCAGCAGCTATGGACAAAAATCGTAAGATTGATGGTCGTAAAGTAGTAGTAGGAAATGACAAAAATAACTGGTCATTTTTACGTTATGCTGACGAAGAAATGTTAAAATGGGCAGCAAGATTTTCAAATTGGCAATTACTTGAAGGTAAATCTACTGTTAATCGCGATACTAAAAAAATCAAATTAACTGATGAAAGAAATAAAGAAATTCTTGCCGGAGATGGTATTATGAATTGTGGAGATGGACCTATTGAATATCCACAAGGTTCCGGTTGGACTAAAAAATGGTTAGAAACCTTTATGACTGATATTAACTCATATGTTAATTATGATGAAACAGGAGAAAAATCAGTAGCTGTTCTTTTACCTTCAAGATCTTATGTAGAATTTAATATCCTTATGGGTTCATTAGGTGTAACAAAAGATGTAAATATTGTAGGAGAAGGTGGACAGAAGATTCAAAATAATACCTATTTGGGATATAATCTTGCAGGTGTTACCTTATATGTACACGAATATAAATCATTAACAGCAAGACCCGGATTACCATTAAATGATGGTACAAAGTCTAATGATTATGATGGACTTGTTATACCAATGGGAAAAACAGCATCTGGAGATCCAGGTATTCAACTTATTCAATTAAGACCAATGGTACGTGGTAAACTTGCAGGACTTGATCAGGGTGGTAATATCTGTAGTTCAGTTGATGGTTCATCAGAACATTTACTTGTTCAAAATGGTGTAGTATCACAGAACAAGGTATTTAAAATTTATCGTCCTTATATGAATTCATTATTGTAATAATAATTTTAAAAAATAAATTAAGATGTCAGAAAATAGTTTAGAAAATAGAAAAGTAAGAGTAATTTGTGGAACTAAGAATGGTAAAAATCCTAACAGAGAATTTCCATATATTATTCCTATTACAAAAACCAAGTCTGGTTATTTGACAGGGCAAAATTTGCCTACTGAAAAAATGTTAAATCCTGCTTTATTAAATGAAACAGAAAGAAAATCTATTCCATATGTGATTGACCCTACAGATCATCTTAGGGTTAATCATTCGGAATGGTTAAGGCTTGACAATCCGGTAGATAAAGCAAGGTATGAATTATTATTATTAAGTAAGAAATGGGCTAAAAGCAAAAAGGAATATAATGATAATAAGTCTATATATGATGGTTATTTAGAGGATAGAACTATTGAATCAAAAACAAACAATGATTTGAGAGATCAACAATTTGAAGTTGAAAGTTTATTAAGAAAATCAACAGTTGAAGATCAGAAAAGAATTGCTTTGAAATTGAATTCAATGATACCTATATTTAATGCAAATGTGAATAATCTAACTATAGATGAACTTAAAAACATATTACTTGATGCATGTAGAGATTTTCCTGATAAAGTAAAAGAATGTTTTAGTCAATATAATTCAAAAGTAGAATTTGAGTTCTTTATATTAGAATTGGTTCAACACGGAATACTTAAAAAGAATCCTGATGGTTCCTATTTTGATGGTAAAGATTATATTGGAAGTAATATGACAAATATTGAATTATGGGTTGATAAGAATGAAAATTCATATCGTAAGAATAAATGGGCAGGATTATTACAAGAAAGGAAAGGTAATATAGGAGCAGTAGTTGTCGATCCTAAAGAAAAAGAAGAGGCAATGGTTACTGCATGTCAAAAAGCTTTGTATGAAAAAAATATTATAGAGGCCGAAGAAGCTATTAATATTTTGCAAAAGTATTTTGATAACAATCCTAAATTATCTGAATTTAGAAACAATCTTGAACTATTAAAAAGTCCTAAAGTTACAGAATCAGGAATCGAGGAACTAACGAAATTTTCAGAAGATCTTGCAAAGAAAACTATTGAACAGTTACGTACAACCATAAAACATCATAATAGTCCTTATAAAGAGGAAGATTGTGTTGATATATGGGGGAATAAGGATTCATTAATAAAGTATATGTGTAAAATCAAATTTCAAAAATAAGTAATTATGCTTGACACCTTTTCAGATTTACATAAAGCATTTCTAAGAGGTATAAAGAAAGAAAATACAGGGACAGTAACTCCTACTTTCTTTATGTCTTTATGGAATGAATGGGCACAACCACAATGGATTGCTGATTGTGTAAGTATGAAAGAAGGTATTGAGGTTACAGAGAAAAAGATTAATGATTTACAACCATTACGTAAACATTATACTATTCTATCTTCAGGAACAAATTTATTTTATTTACCTGATGGTATTATACAAGGAACTAATAATATAACAAATGTATTTGAAGTTGCTCCAAAACATATGAGAACATTAAATGTTGCATTCAAATTAGATTATGATAATTGTCTGAATCAGGAATGTAATTTAACAGGAGTAAGTGATTGGATAGATGCAAAGATTATGCGTTCTGATAGAAAAACATATTCAAAAAAATCTGCATTTAGAAAACCATCAGATCATAATTTATATTATGATAAGATAGATTATAGAATAAGAGTAATAAATAGTTTACAAAATTATTCTCCTGCAGTAGAAATGAATATTGAATATTTAATGTTTCCTAATGAGATAAATAGTGATCCATTATTACCAACAAGTATATTACCTGATTATGCAAAACAGGAAATAGTACAAAGATGTGTAAAGTTATATTTAGAAGAAGTTAAAGACCCGAGATTAGTATCGTTTATACAGGCAGCACAACAACAACCTATAACGAATTTATAAACAATTTAATAATTAAATAAAATGCAAAATTTAAGACAACCCGTAACAAAAATATTGTTACAATCAATTGATGCCTATAAGGTAGGAATGTTTACCGATACTATTTCAGGCAGAAAAGTGTTATCATTTAAAGAATATGGAGTTAATATTCCGGGTGATGTTAGAACAGCAGGAACAGGTGTTCCATTAGCAAGTGGTACATTAGCAACAGGATTAGTTGGGAGTAAATCATGTACAGATCCTGGTGAATTAGCTTTTAAATGGGTAGAATTTTCACCTCCATGTACTTGTGGTACTTGTGGATGGGAATGGGGAATATCTATTCATTCATATATTAAAAATGCTAAGGATAATGATTGGGGTCCAGAAGGACAGACAAGAAGTTATTCAGGTATTACAGAAGCTGTATCTTGTTCAGGAATTCCATCTATGATAGACGATGCTTATGTACTTGCTGCAGAAGATGATATTATTACTCAAATAACTAATGATACAGGATTTAATGGTAATAATACCGATCCTTCCACTTCAAGAAGTATGTCTCCTGTAGAAGCAAGGCGTGTATATGTATGTTCAGATGTATTAGCAGGAAGTGCAGGTATTGATATTACAATTGATGGTGTAACAACTCCTATAGCAACTCCTGCTGGTGTAGCTATTGACATGGTAGAAGATATCAATGGAACAATTGCAGTTCATGATGAAATAGTTGCTTTTGGTATTCAGAATACTGATGGTACACGTTATACGTTTGCTATTATGTCAAGAACACCTGGTAGATTATTTACAGTAGCAGCAAATGGAGCTGGATCAGCAACCATTGATCATCGTTATGTAGCTTTAAATTCCAAATCAGTAGATGTACATTTTGATGTTATTTACAGTAATGATATGGGAGCAACAACAACAAAGCATACTATTCAATATTTAACAGGTAATACTGCTATAGGTACAACAACCACTACTGCAACTATTAATGGTGTTCCAACTGCTTCTGCTGCAGCTAATGATGCAGTAGGTCTTGTATCAGCTTATGCAATTGCTATTCAGGCAACATTAGCAGCTGTACCTTTATTACTTGCTGACACTGCTGCTTCATGGGATAGTGTATCAGGTTATACAATGGTTTATGGTAATACTGATGTAAGTAAAGTTTCTTTAACATTTAGTGCAACATCAACAACAAGTATTGCAGATTCATGGAGTGGAAATGGGTCATGGCCTATCTTAACAGGAAAAGATGTATTTCGTGTTTTTGCTAATAAGAATGATGCAGGAAATCTTTATATGTATCAATATCTTGATCAGGTTAATCCAGAAGATGAATATTGTATGTATGATTTAAAATTCAATCGTGATATTTATGCTATTCATGGTTCGTCACATATAGATCATTATTTAGAACATGTACAAATATATATTAAATCTTCATTATTAACAACAGATGTATGGGATGCAAATATCTTTACACCTGCAGGATTACTTGGAATGGTAAACTACAATATTGAAAAGAATTTCAATTCTGCGGTAACAACTGCTTGGACGCCTGATACTAATTTTGATGAATTATTAACTATTTGGGCAGGAGTAGCACCTACTTCATGGTAATAATAAATAAATGTATGGGTAGGGTTTTAAATCCTATCCATACTTATTTTATTAAAGAAATAATACTATGGCTATACTAAGAGAAATAATTGATGATGTAATTGAAAAATATACTCAATATAAACCTTCAGATGATCTTGAAGTGCCAGAAGCATTTATTATAAAAAAGATTAATGATGTACGTGCTACATTAATATCTCAATTAGCAAAACAAGGAAGATTAGATGAAAGTTTCTATCAAAGAATATGTTGTTTAGATATCGTATGTGAAGAACAAGGATGTACAATAAATGGAGAATTTTATGGTACAGAAAATATTCTTTATAGTGTAGTATTGCCAGAACTAATAACAGATATTGGTATAAATGAGCCAATAAGATTTTTAGGTTCGAATGATTGGAAATCATTTAATATTATAGGATTAGATAATTGGAGAACGATCGAAAATCATCCATTATTACAAAATAGTCCATCAGCAACACGATTAGGGAATAAAGTATATATAAAGAATTTAATTACTCCAGGAATGAGAAAAATATGTGCAGTATTATTGATTATGAATCCTGTAGATGTATGTGATTACAATGAATTAATTGATAATTATCCTGTACCAGATCCATATAAACTATCATTATTGGTAGTAAAAGATTTAATGAGCGTAGGAAACAAACCTGATACACAACAAGATGCTTCAGATACACCCATTGATTCTAGAACATTACAACAAAATCAACAAAATATACAAAAAACTTAAATTAGTAATTTTAAATTATTTACAAATGAAAATAATATATGGAAGTGCTTGTAAAAAACGTGGTTGTTCTGCCGGTAATAATCTCGCTCATGACTGCGACATTAAGTATGTTTCTGGAAGAAACAATGCAAGAAGGAATGATACTAAGGAGGTATCGGTTATTTCTTCTTTGGTTATGGATTCACAGTTGGAGGAAAAGGGATCGCTGGATAAGAAAATTGCTTAAACCATTTGGGTTATGTATTTATTGTTATTCTACATGGATAGCTATATTAACATATACTACGATAATGGGATTAAGATTAGAAGTGATCAGTATGTTAGGATTTAATTATATAATTTTAAAAATATTAGTTACATTAGATGCAAGATATAACAAATAGTGAAATATCTCTTAGTAGTATAATAACTATTATTGATAGAGTTATGGTACTTGGAAGTGATAATATCTATAGATGGTTTTATCCTTTTCAGCAATTTATATTTTGTGACACAAGAATAGAACGAAGGCGTTGTGGTATATGTAATGAAGATAATAATCCAATGCAAATATCAAAAGGTTTATCATATAAATTATGTTTAAATAGTATAGAATATTGGGTCCCTGATTATGCAGCAATTATAGAAGGAAAGTTAAGACAAGAATGGGAACAAAATTTTGATAAGAGGATGGAAAGAGAAGTCTTAAATTCATTTACTATTTTAACAATACCTGGGACATTGGAATATAATGGTATTGAAATAGAAAAGGAAATAGGAATAATAGAACCAAGATTAGTAGATGATACAAGAACCAGTAATGGATCGCTGGGGAAATGAATATTATAGATATGTCATAACCTTAAAAGATTTACTAGAAGATGAAGGAATAAATCCCAAAAATTCAAGTGATACCCATCATGATAAATGGAGAGGATGGAAATTTTATTTACAAAGAATAAAAGGGAAACCTAAGAATATTGCAACAACAATTACAAAGAAGTTCATTGAGATATTGATTGACAATTTAATAGATAATAATGCAATTTATATGTTACCTAATGGGATAGGATGTATAGCGATTGCACAAAGACCTATTGAAAGTAAATATTATGTGTACGAAATAAAATATAAACAGGCAAGGCCGGTATGTTATATATTATTAAGTCCTAAAGGTTGGAAAAAGAAACGAAATGCATTAAAGATCATTTTATCTAAAAATAATTGGCAACGAGTAGAAGATAATATAAAAAAAGGATTTATATATATGACTTATGAAAGGTTATTACAAGAAGTAGGTTATGATGTAAGAACAAAAAAAGATAAAAATGATATACAATCAAAAATATTTCGATCATCTGTATATAAAAAACCGTCTTGCGAGACAGTTTAAGCAGAAACAATTTAATGATGATGATGTACTTGTATGGTGTCAAGAAGTTGAATTAGAAGTACTAGCAGATGTAGAAAACATGGTAACTTATGATAGGGTAGATATTGTGTTGTGCAATGGAATATTAACACTACCATGTAATGTATATCGTCTTTTAGATGTATACGATTCATCAGAAAATAGAATATTATATCAGAGCAATGGAAAGAATCTTTATGGCCTTATGGACATGAATGGAAATACTATTACTGATGATACCACAATATATATTAATTATAAAGGAAATGCTATTGATTTGGAAACCGGTATACCTTTATGTTTAAGATCTCATGAATTTGTATGTGAAAATTACTGTAAAATAAAGGCATTTGAAGAAGATATTTTATTGCAAAAAATATCTGCTTCTATGTATCAGTATTGGACTACACAGTTGGGCGGTATGATAACCGCAACCAAACAAAATTATATGCATAAAGATAGAGCACAGGTAAATGATATAGCAATTATTCATGGTAATATGATTTCAAGAATAGGACACTTACCTTTAGCTCATACAATGTTTATCCAACAAGATAGTAATGATATAATATAAAATTATGACATACAATAATACATGGTTTAATTTTAGTAAGATTCAAGGAGCAGGTGGTTCTTTAGCACCAAAGAAATACAAAACAACTTCTGTATCTTCTATTGACACCAAAACATTACCTGTTATTCCGGAATATACTCCTATAATAGAACAGAAGATGAGTACTCCTTTGAAAAATCTATCTTCAGAACAAGGTACTACTGATAGTAACAGATATGCATTGCATAATACAGATGTTATACCAAAATATATTACTAATAATCCTGATTTACAAAAAGAGATTGAATTGAATAAACAGAGACAACAATATAATTGGACTCAACAACAGATTACTAATAAGAGTAAGATACCACAGGGAGGTATGATCAGTCAAGATTATACACCTGAGATGATAGCCAGTACGTTTATATTACCCGGACTATTAAAACCTACACAGAATATATTTGGTAAGTTGTTAGGAGAAGAAGTGGGTAATGTAGTAGGTACGGGAGTGGATATGGTAAATCCTCTAAGTGGAATGAAAAATACAAAAAATACTCTTATACCGCATTATAAAAATCCGAATAATGATTTTAAGTGGGTAATAGGTAATGAAACAACAAGACCATATAATAAAATAAGTGGAAATTCTGTTCAGGATGAATATATTGCAAATTTAAAAAGGTATTATGATAGTCCAGAATTTAAGAGAATAATGAACGAACATAATCCTGATGTTGATATTGAAATGTATAAACAAAAAACATTAGAAAATCTTGAACATCCAATAGTATATAACGAAGACCTCGCAAAAAATTTTGATGCATCAGGAGTTTATTATCCAAAACAAAGTTTTGATGGGGCTATAATGCCAGGTGCAAATCCTTCATTAAAAATTAAATTAAAATATGCAAATACAGCAGATAATAAAGGTTTACGAGAAGTTGGACATTCAGGAAAATCTTATGTTCAATCCCTTTATGCAACCGAACATGAATTAGGTCATCAAAGAACTAATTCAGAAGAATTATTGCCAAATTATATTACTCAAGAAGAATTATTAAATCCTAAAAATATTAATCGATACTTAACAGCAAAAGATTTATATAATGATTTATCTAAAACATATAATTTATCAAATTATTATTCAAATCCTACAGAATTTGAAGTTAGAATAAGAGGATTAAAAGAAGATATTAAAAATGCAAATATTAATGATTATTTTATGAATAAAACAAAATCTGATCATATATATACATTAATGAATGAGAAACGAAAACCATGGTATGTACATCCAGATAGTTATGATTTAACTCACTATTGGTCTCGAGAATTTTTAGCTGAAATGGCAAATAAAATACCATCATTATATCCTATTGGATTAGGAACTATAATAGGAGCATCTCAAAATAAAAAATAATGGCAGAACAGGTAAACATATTTCATAAAGGTATATCATCAGATCTTGATTATTCAAAAAGAGATAATCAGTCATGGGATTTTCCTACTTTGAATATGAGAATATTTAATAAAGAAGGACAGGGATATATTGCTACTAATCTTGATGGTAATACTCTTATTGATGGAACACATCCTGAAGGAGAAGCATTTTTTATTAAATCTCAATATAAGATTATAGGTGCTTGTGAATATAATGGTATTGCGTATATATTTTCTTTTAATGAATCGTCTTTATTATGTGAGATAGGATGTTATCCATCGCCAAATACTTTAGATTATAGTGGTCCTCCATCAATACTTCCTGTACCTTCATTTGAAAGAGTATATAGACCATTAAATAATTATGTAAGTCCTTCTACTACTATGCCACCTTATGATGTAAATTCATTACGTACATCATTAAATACGGATTTATTCGAATGGGATAGTCAACATCAGATTAGTGTATTTGCCCGAGAAGATTATGATGGTTCAGTAAATCTTTATTTTTGTGATTATAAGAATCCAAATAGAGTAGTAAATAGTGGATTTAATCAGGATGGTTTTCTTAATCATAGATTGTATAATGAGACTGATTTTTTTACTTCAATGAATATGATACTGTCTACCGGTAATGTTCTTACTGTAGAATTAAAAGAAATCAGTTCCGGAGGAAGTTTTAAATATGGTAATATCATTTTTTATTTTCAATATCTTACACTTAACTTTGATGCAACAGCTTTTATAACAGAAAGTAATGCATGTCAAATATTTAAGAATGATTTATTACAATTACGTAATGTAGAGGGAGGAAAATGGGATGAAGATTCAGACAAACAAGTAATATTTAATATAAGTAATATTGATCCAACATATCCTTATATTCAGGTTGCTTATACTCGATATTATTCAGATTATACAGGAGTACAGTTATCTGAAACATTTCTTATAGATAAAAAGTTTTCTACTGTAGGAATAACAGAAATAACTATAACAGGACATGAATCAGTTATTCCTTTAGATCCTGCTGAGATTATAAAGAATAAATCAGTAGAGGTTACATGTAAAACACTCAATCATCTTAATAATATGAGCTGGGGAGCAAACTGGAAAGATATAGATATAGATTATGCTGTTTTAAAAGAATTTGCTCAACTTATTACACTTAAATATGATGATAGTCTTGCAATAGATGGAACAAGTTATTTTAATAATGAAGGAGGATCTATCGCATCTCCTATACCTATTAATAATAGGAAAGGACAATATAAAGATTATTTTAAAACATATTACGATGCAGGATATTTTAGAATTGAAACATATCCTTTTGCTATAACTTATGAATTAAATAGTGGTACTTTGACAGAAGCATTTCCTGTAAAAGGATATGATGAACTTACAGGAACTACAAATAATTTAGGATTATATCGTTTTCCTGCTCAATCAACATCGGTAGTATTAGATGGAACAGGACATCTTAGGATTATGGGAATAACCTTTGATATGACTACTGCTAATTTATTTCTTAGTATACCTTCAACAGCATTGACGTGGATGAAGAAGAATGTACGTGCTATTTACTTTATGAGAAGTAATAGAGATGTTAATCTAAAGTATCAGGGATTGATGATGAATGTATGTAAACCATACACAGATGATACAAATGATGAAATAATAACTAATAATTGTAATTCTTATTTTCAAGGATATCCATTTTTTAGACCTCCATGGTCAGATTCAAGTTTTTATAATTTTGGTCATCATATGGGCCAGGTACCGGCTAAATATTCCTTTTATGCTGGCGGTAGTGGTCCAATTTCAAGTCCATGGTGGAATTGGATATGTAATGCTACAGGAGGATCAAATAATAATTGGGAACATGGAGCTTCGGAAACATATCATATAAATAAACCTCTTATACCAATCTATAGAGGGAATGTTGCTATGATGTATACATTAGATGGAGATCCGGTAGGACAAACCGCACCCGATCATATTGCAAATTATGTATCAAGATGGCCTCTATATAGTAAACATTATGCATTTTATTCTCCTGATGATATTTATAATATTTCAGCAGATTTTACAAATTGCAATTATCTTCATAAAGTATCAGATATAACATTTTATGATCATAATGTAGGACCATTATTAACACCTTGGGGAGAAGTACCAGGTTCTATTAATGATGTTTATCCTAAAACATTACTTGCAGAAACTACATATTTAAATTCTGCGATACCATTAATAGAAATGAATACTCTTAATCAAAATGCTAATATTGGTAAAGGAGTAGATTCTATATATCCATCAGGGCCTATTACATTAAATACAGAAAATTATGTCAATGCAGCCAAAGATATATGGGAAGATGAATTTACAGGAAGTAGTGATTGTATTTACAATATACAAAAATTAAATACGCAAAAACAATATTGGTCTAATCGTTCAATACAAACATGTCCATATCAAGCAATACAAGATACATCAATAGATTATATGATAAATGATTACAATCACAGTATTTGTAATGTTTATATATCAAATCCTACAACTATAAATATAGTTTCTAATTGGGGATATGATTTATCAAGTTATTCTTCTGTACCATTTTATCGTTTATCACAAGGAATAAAATTATTTTCTGATAGCGGAACACCATTATTAAATAATACTTATACCTATTATAAAGGCGATTGTTATCTTCAAAGAACATATTTTAAACAAGTATCATGGAATTGTTCAGAAGGATTAAAAGGTGCTCCAAATGGTAATAGTGTAGGTTGTCTATATACGGGGAGTGATACTGCAGCATGGGATTATCCTGATACAGGGTCAAGTACAAGACATACTTATGGAACTATTATAGGTATCATAACAGAAAATGTTATTAATACTGCAATGAGATATTCTACGAATAGTTATGATTATTATCCACATGCTTCTTTATGGGATTATGCAATAACACCTCCACAAATAATTACAGAATCGAATCTTTTAAATTCAGGACATAATGCACAATTGGGACAAAAGGAATTTATGGGGTATAATGATTTACTTCCTTATCATATAAATAAAAAACCTACAAGAATAAGACATAGTAATTATCATGTTCCTTATTCTTATATAGATGGTTATAGATTATGGGATGTAAGTTCTTTTAAAGATTATGATTTACGTTATGGACAGATCCATTCACTCCAGGTAATAGATGATACTCTTATCTCTTATCAGGAGGGAACTATAAATCAACATTATAGTAACGAACAACAACTTAAGACACCTACTATATCAGGAGATCTTATATTAGGTACGGGACCTATTTTATCTCAACAAGTATCACGAAAAGGAGAATATGGCACCAAACATCAATGGAGTGTAGTAAAAGGTACTATGGGGTTATATTCATGGGATTGGGATAAAAGGACTATTATTAAAATAAGCACCGGAACAGTAGGAGGACAAACAGGAATTATGTCAGAATCAATATCAATGTCTAAATTGATTGAAGAATGGATATATGATATGGAAGATTCTATTGATCCTAAGTCAGATATCATGGCAATATTTCCTGATAATCCTGTAAATTATACAGGTATTGTATCGGGAGTAGATAGAAAATTTAATGAGATATACTTTACGGTACATCGAATAAGTCATACATCAATCGTATCAAAAACATTAGTATATAATGAAAAGATAAATGCTTTTACAGGACAGTATTCTATTGCATCTCCATTTTATTTGAATATTAATAATGATATGTATTCACAAAGACCTATTTTTGATTTAGTATCTCAACCGACATCAGAATTAGTCTATTTACATAATATTGAAACAGCACCATCATTAACATTTTATAATAATGAATATCCTTTTCAATTATCATATATTATAAATGGTTCAGGAGTAGCAGGAGGGATATTGACTAATAAACTATTTCTTAATAATGAAATAGAAATGAGTCATCATTTACTCAATACAGTAACATATACAACTGAATATCAAACTTCAATACATAATTGGGCATTAATGGCAATAGAATATTGGCAGTCTCCTGAATATTTAGAACATAAATGGAAATTTCCTATATCTTTACAAACAAGTATTGCTAATGATGCTTTTGAACCAAATACAAATATGAGAGGAACGTGGATGAAAACAACACTTGAATATTTAGGAACAGATAAGATATTTATTAAAAATGCAATAACAAGTTATATACCTTCAAAAACGTAATAATATGGCAATGGATCCAATAAGTTTAATAGGAACAGGTATGAATATAATGGGTGCTGCTTTTCAGGCAGAAGGAGCATTACTTCATAAGAAACCTATTTATAAAAGTTCTTTACAATGGAATACAAATAATAACAATTTAGATTCATACATTGGAACACCTAAAAACCAACCTGAAGTGGTTGGAACATATAAAGAATTTCCTAATAAGTTTAGTAATTTTATGACAGGATTGGGAAAAGTATATTCAACTGCAGGAAGTGTTATATCTGGAGCAGGATTTAAATTACCAGAAAAAGATGGACAATTAAAATCTATTGGTAGTTCATTACAAAGTGGATTAAAACAACCTTCTGAAATAGGTAGTATTGGTAGTTCATTAACAAAAGGTCTAAATGGAGAATTAGAACCAACATTAAATAATTTAGGTACAGGATTTGAAAAAGGAATAAATAATGAAATTAAAAATTTAGATATTTTGACATCTAATAATAAATACACATTACCTACTAATTCAAATTTAATATCTGGTCAATTTAGTAATTGGCAAAATAATATGATTATAGGAGCAAAATCAGGTTTTGGTGTAATGGATGATTATAAACAATTTAAATATTAAATATATGGCACAATTATATACAATAGGAAATAGTCTAAATAATGGCGATCCTAGAAAAAGATTAAAAAGGTTATATGAAAAAGATATGGCAGAAGGAGGTTATTCAATAAATCCAACTTTTGATGAATGGTTACAAGATAGAAGTGATTATAAGACAAAACCAGATCCTTACCAAGGAGCAGATAATATAGTTGCAGATAATTCTCCTACTAAAATGCAATTACTAGATGAATCTAATCCTAATTGGTTTGAAGATATGGGAACACCTACAAAAGGAGAAACTGTATTACCAACAGGATGGGGAAAAGGTATAGATTTTTTAAAAGGAATTACTCCTGAACAGATAAAATCTTATATTGATTACATGAATAATTCTACTTTCGATCCAACTGCTACTGTGACTGTTAAAGAAGGAGTATTAAAAGATATTGGAAATGTTTTAGAAAAAGGAGATAATGAAACTACTACAACAAATTTAAATAAATTCATAAATAATAATAATTTTGACAATGAAATGGATGCTATAGCAAGAAGAAACGCTGCGATATATGGAGCAGAAGCTGCTTTACAATTACCACCTTTACAAGGTAATTATATAGTATCATCATTTCCTTATGTAACAACTCAAGCACCACAATCAGTATCTATGGTAGGTCCTATGACAGCAGAGATGAATAGAGGATTAAGAACAGCATATACTATAGGTTCAAGAATGGCAGGATATGGTCCTAATGCTGCAAATATGATGCCTTCAGTACAAGCCAATATAGCAGATCAGAGATTAAAAAATCAAATACTTATAAGTACAACAGAAGGAGAAAGATTAAATAAACAATCAGAAGCAAATACAACAGCAACAAATGCGACAAATACAGCAAGAGCAGCAGCAGAAATGTTACGATTACAAACACAAGGACAATATAATGCTTTGGCTCAAACAGAAAAAGCTAAAAGTATAAGCAATCTTTCTCAGATACTTACTAATTATGCTAATATGAAAACTGATATTGCAAAATCGAAAGAAGAAGCAAGATTAAAAAGATATGCTATAGCTTATAATTCATTAAATCCAGAATAATATGTTTAGAGAACGATATGTAGGAGGAATGCCTAATATATTAATGGCACCTACTCTACCTACAACACCATTAGAAATACCAAAATCAAGAATACCTTCAACAAATACTAGTTCAGATAAAAGTAAAAAAGATAGTGAAGATAAAACACCATATCTATATGCTGATACAAAAGAACAATTAGGTAATGATAAAATTATTAATACCCAAACGAAAGTAGCTCAAAGTATGCTTATAAAAATGTTAGATGAAAGTCCTGATGTAAATAATGTGCAGGATCATCCATTATGGAATGATTTTCAAACTCTATCATCTCAGATATCACAAGCAAAGATTGAAAATACAGCATTAGAAGAAAATAAAAAACAAGCAAGTATAAAATATTATCAAGATTTAAAGGATTTTGAAACACAAGGAACATTAGATAATTATTTTACAGATGGAAAATCAGGTACTAGAACAATAGTAGATAGTAAATATAATGTAGTAGGATATGAAACATTTGGGAATTATCAAAAAATTGATGATAAAGGAACATTAGTAAATGTAACTGATAAAACAGAGATAGATAATTTAATGAAAGGAAATAAATTTTTAACTATTAGAGATCAAGCATTAAATGAAAATAGATACAATACTCATGGAGGTGGAGAACAAGTTTATCTAGGAGCTAAATATGTAAATGGAGTATCACAAAAAGAAATAGAAGAATTATTCAAAAATTCATCTACTGCATTTCAAGGAGGAGGAGGTTCTACAGGAGATCTAAAAATTCATGGAAATGGAATAGGAGAGTTTTATACAACTATGCAATCAATTAAATATGGGAAAACAAATAAAGCGGCATTATATTCAAGAGCAAATAGTGTTTATGGTAATCTTTCACCACAAGCACAAGAAGAATTAAGACAGAAATATTGGTTAGAAGGACAATATGTTAAAAATAATAAAGGACAAGAAGTAGAACATAGTTTTAATGAATATCTTACTATAGAATTTCAAAAGATGATTAATAATTATTTAAATATTGAAAATAGTACTTATGGAGTAACAAGTCTAGGTAAGAGTAATTATGGTGGGAAAACAAAGGTAAATGAATATGAATGGGGTGATTTTCTCTCAGGACAACTAAAAGGTGTTCCATTTGCAATATCTACACAAGATGCAGAAACAATATCTAAAAATACGACAGGAAAACAAATACGAGAATATGAAAAGAGTCATAAAGAATTAACTAAAGATCAAAGATTAAATTTATTAAATATGGCAGATGCTTATGATAAAGGATGGAAATATGATAATGGTTATTTGGTTGATCCTTCAGAAAATACAAAATCAAATGTAAAAAATATTGGTACAAAAATAGCAATGGGAACTGGATTTGGAATGGTAGGAATGCCTTTGATAGGTGCATTGACAGGATATGGTGTTTCAAATAGAACAGATCTTACAGATTTAGAATCAAGAGGGAAAGCTATTTATGTTGCCGGATTAGCATCATATATACAAAATAATATAAACCCAACTAATAATAATATGTATAGCTCTGTAACATTAACAGAACCAACAACTAAATTATTACCAGGTGGAGATTGGGCAGGAATACAAAAACCTTTACAAGATATTAATAGTGATACGAAATATGTTATAAATAATACGGGAGTGATTCCAGAAAATGGGGGTGTAAATGTAACAGGAGCTTTTGCTTATGTAGAATATCCTAAAACAACAACAGGGGTACAACAAATAATGAAAAGTAGTAAAGGTAATTTAGTTAATGTTCCTAAAGGAGTTATTGCAGATATGTATATTAATCCACAAGCTGGAGCACAGATACCTATCATGATAAATGGCAAAAAAGAATATTATTTTATAAAAGCACCAAATTTTTGGGGAAAAGATGAACTTCTTCCTAATCCGAAATTGTTTGGAGGTAATAATCCAATTATGAAAATGGAAGTAGTTGAAAAAGGTACTTTAAAACCATCATATAATATGGTATTAAATAAAGATAAAGAGATTGAAACAAATCCTGATCTTATCAATAGAAATAATCAAGAAAAATTATTTAAAGTAAGACCATTAGTTCCAATAGAAGCATTACAGGGAGTGGGATTACCTAAAGAATCTTCAGGAACAATAAATCCTTATGTAAGGATGCCAGATCAAAATAGTTCGGAACAATCAATTCCAATAGAATAAATCATATAATAAAATTATAATAAGAATATGGTAGAAATTAATACAGTGCAGGATCCGAATACATCAAATACATCAGTAGAACAAACACCTAATAAACCAATCAATTTTACTGAAAATGTAATAAGAAATAATTTTAATTCAGATAATATATCAGAAATGTTTCAATATTCTGTAAGAACTAATACACCTGTAGAATTTGAAACTCTTCCTGATTTTTATAAACGTAATAATGTTGATCCTAAAACATTAAATCCACAAGTAATTATACAAACAAATAATGAACTTGTAAAGAATTGGAATTACTTTAAAAAGGCATTAGCATATGAAGATTCACAACATCCTCATGTAACACCTGAATCAGCCATTGCAATGAATAGGATGGGAATGTATGATTATCATGTTGTAGATGAATCAAAATTAAAACCGGTAACAGTATCTTCAAGTCCAGTATATAAAAATTATTTTGGAGGAACTGTACAACCATTATCTCCTGACCAGATAGCGTCTAAAAATGCTATGATAGAAACCAAAGATGGTATGTGGTTACCTGTAGAGAATGTAAGTAAACATTCTATGAATAATTTTAAAAGAGTAGAAGATGTAAATGGAGAAGGTATATTAAGTGGATACCATTGGAAAGAATTAGGAGATAATGAAATAGCAAATTCAGATAATATTCAATCAATATTTGGAGATAGAACATTTGAATCTGATAATAAAGTCATAGGATTTGGAAAAGGATTAGTAGGTGGAGTAATGCAAATTTCTAGTGGTATTGGCGAATTAGTAGGAAATATAGCAGATCTTTATACTATGGTTTATTTAAAAAATTGGAATAAATTAGCATCTGAAGGATATCAAGTAGATTTAGAAAAAGTTTATTCTTCTATTGATGGAATGAGATCAACCATGGTCAATTTCGGAAATAAATTTCAAGGTAAAAATGATGATGAAAATGGAGTATATAGTAGTGGACAATCATTTGCGTATTCATTAGGAAATGGGATAGGACAAATATTACCTATGATAGTAGGTGGTGGTGCAGTATTTAAAGGAGCATCATTAATACCTAAATTGGCAAAGTTAGCACCAAAATTAGCTCTTGAAACATCATTAACAATAGGAGCATCAGAAGCAGCAGCACAATATTCACAAGAGATGAGAGATGTAGGTGTAGATAGAGAAACAGCAGCAATGTGGTATTGGCCATTTTTTGCAGCTACATATGCTTCAGAGAAATTAATAGGTCCTAATATATTAGAAGGAATGTGGGGAAGAAATATAGCAAAAACTATTCCTATTAATGGTATAAAAGAAACATTTGGTAATATACCTAATAATGTATCAAATAATACTAAAAGATGGTTTAGTAAACAGATGTTTAAAAAAGTAATATTAGGGAATGAAGATGCATTGATAAAGGCAGAAAAGTTAGGAGGTATTAAAGGATTTATAGCTAAAGGTGCTATTGGAGGATGGGAAGAAACAAAAGAAGAATGGTCAGAAGATATAATGGATTATGGTATTCAAAATTTATTTAATGGATATCAAAAGATAAAGGCCGAAAATATAAAAGATTATTATAATGGAGTTACATATAAAGATAATAAAGATGGAACATATACTAAATTAAAGAATGGGAGAAAAGAGATTCTTAGTTCTGTTGATTATAATGATGAAATAGAAGAACAAAAATTTGCAGCTGATGTAGATAAAGGTAAACATTTAATGACACCATCTACTAACTTTTTAGAAGATACAGCAGTATTTTGGAGTTCGTTTCTTACGTCTGGTTTAGTAAAAGGAAATAGAGCAAATCATAATGCACAACAAACAGCAAGAGCAAAATTAGCTATTGCATTAGAAGATGGGAAAATAAGTGAAGAAGAATTAAATACTAAGATAGATGAAGAAATAATAAAATATGGTATTAGAAAAGATATTGATATAAATGGTAATATCATAGATTATAAATCAAAAGAAAAAGTAGTTTCACAGGCAGATGCATTAAAAGAAAATGCACTTCAAGAAATAAACTATTATCGTTCTTTATATAAAGACAAGGGGAAAGACTTTATTGATAGATATGCAGGAGCAATGAATGATGAATCATTGACTTCTAATACTCTTATTAAAATGAAAGAAAATAATGATAGTATAGAAGAGATAAATGCATTAAAAGAAGACACTAAAACAACGAAAACAGATAATAGTAAAAGGATAGCGGAATTAGAAAAAATAATATCTGATAATGAAAAAACTATATTAAATAATATTACACCAAAAGGTCAACTATCTCCAGATAATCCTGATTATGTAAAAGATGGAAAGACAAGTATTAATTACACTAAAAATAAACGTAAATTAACATACTTAGAAGAAATTGGGAGTTCTACTGTTAATAAAATGATTGATGCAAAAGAAGAGAAAAATGGGAAGAAATATGATCCTCAACAAAGAATAGAAATGTTACGTGAAGGTGTTGCTAATATTATGTCATCATTACGTAATACTTCGGTTATTGAATTATTTGATGAATATAAATCAAAACATAATTTTATAATAGAAAATCATATTAATGAATTAAAAAGAATTGCTGAAAATGAAGGTAGAGATCTTGTTAATTCATTAAATGTACATATTGCAAATATAAATCAATCATTAGATATACTTGCTGGTATGTCAAAAGATAAGACACCAGAAGAAACTAAAATACATAGTGCTATTACACAGGGATTATTAGATTCGATATCATATATTAATGAACAGGTAAAAACATCAAATAATAATTTAAATAGTGATTTAATATCTGAAGAAACACATAAATTATTACAAGAATCTATAATAAAACACAAGGAAGCATTTAATGAATTAGAAAAAGTAGTTGGTGATAAATCAGAAATATTATCATTAGATAATATTAATTTAGAGAATAAACCTACAAGACAATTAACTAAAGAAGATTTAACTCAGAAAGACATTAATGAAATTCTCTTAAATGATAAGGAAAATAATAAATATGGTTATGTAGGAAATTATCCTGCATTATATAGTGCTGATGGTGATACTAAGGTTACTATAATAGAAGATAATAAAGGAGGACATGTAGAGACTATAGAAGAATTTATAAAAGGGTTAGAATCTTTATTAGCGAATCCTGAAATTATGTCAGGTAATACAACTAGTATTGAATTAAAGATAAAAGAACTATTAGGAAATGAAAATGAATCCGGATTACTTGATAATATTAAATTATATATAAAGTTAAATTTAATAGACCAAGAAAAGTTTTTAAATAATAATTTAGAAAAAGAACATTCAGCATTATTAAATAGTCCTAATTTAAGATTAACAAAAGATCAGGCAGATAATATTATTGAAAGTATAGAAGATTATAAAGCAAGATTAATAAATTTAAAAGAAGGATTAAGTATAAAAGGATTAACCGAACAACAATATGAATATGTTAATAAAACACATCATATTCATAATCAATTACAAATTATAACTGATATTTATAATAGTATACCATTAAAAAATTTAACTGCTGAACAAAAAGAATTAAAAGAAATTTTAGAAAAAGCTTTTGTTGAAGGAGTAACTTATAGTTATAAAGGGAAAGATGGAAAGGAAATAACTGAAACAAAGAATATAGTAGATATAATTTCAGTTATGACAGGTAAGGAAAAATTAAAAATAACTAATACGGATATTAAACATTTAGAGGATACATTAAGTATATTCACTAAACAAACAACAGATATAAAAGAAGATGCATATAATAGAGAATTGCTTAAAGTATATTTAAATGCACTAGAATTAAATATAAATAATATCGCAAATAAGCTATCAGGTAAATTAGATAATGTAATAAAAGAATTTATAGAAAGAGCTAAAAAGTTAGACGAATATAATTATTCTTTATTAGATGATTTTAAAGGAAAAGATTCTATTAATAGAAAGAATTTAGATAAGTTTGGTGGTGCATTGGGACAATTTCTTATTGGTCAATCATATTTTAATAGTGGCAAAAATACATCGGAACAGAAGTTTTATATATATTCTATGGTTACCTGGATGAATAATGTAAATAGAATGGGTAGGAATGGCACGCCAACCATAGTAGATATTCTAAATGGAATGGAATCATATGAAAAGACAATGGAAGGAACTACAGAAGAGAAAATGACTTATGAACAACGTATAATAGTACAACAGTTAGTAAGTCATCATATGAATCCTATGAATTATGATGAAAAAAATCCTGATCCATTTCTACATGAGACATATAGAATTTTAAATGGAATAATATTAAGAGGATATGCTGGTGCAGGGAAATCAACTATAATTTTAAGAGCAACAATAGGAACTATAGCTGAGATAAATAAAAAAAAGGGGAATAAATCGGTAAATGTAATGATTGCCGGTACACATAATAAATTACAAAAAGAATACACTAATATAATTAAAATATTACAAGATAAATATCCAGAAATAAAATTTATAACTGATCATATTTATAAAGACGTAATAGATAATTTAGCATTATTAGATAATGTTAATATTGCAATTATGGATGAGAGTTCAGTTTATAGCATAGATGAAATTACAGAATTACAAAAAATTAAAAAAGATAATTTTTCATATATTTTTCTTGAAGATGATGCACAGATAAGTAGTAAAGGAACAAATATATTAGATCATCCAGTTAGAGTTATTGGAGAAAGAACAATTCCTGCTTCACAGATATATAGAACATTACAAACACAAATATATAATACCGTAAGTCTATTTAGGGCACAAACAAAAACAGAAAATGTCAATACTATTTTAGTTCCTTTAGAAACAAGATATTGTATTCATCCTGTTTATGGGAAAATAGGTATGAGTTATGTAAGTGGAAATACATCAAATGAAAGAATAGATAAAGTAATAGATAATTTTTATGCAGAGATGGAATCTAAAGATTCTGTTATTGATAGGAAAGGGATATACCTTATTGTAAGAACAAGAGAGGATAGAGAAGCACTAATATCTGGAAAATTAAAAGATTATAAAGATAATGTATTATTCTGTGAATATGATGAAAATGATCTTGATCATATGATCTCGGGAATAGAATGTTATAAAGCATATGTTGCTATAGAATTATTCAATAATATTGATATTAAAGAAAATCAAAAAGAAGCAGTAACAAATGGTAGAACAGCATTAACAGCTATATCAAGACCTATACTTTATTTAGAGATGATAAGTGAAGAAGGAGTATCAAAAGAGGTAAATAGTCCAAAAGAGATTGCTGGATTAGAAAATTCTATAAAAAGAATAGTAAATAGGGATGTTACCAATGAAGTATTATTTAATAAACAAAAAGCAAGAGAAGAACTTATAGACGAAATAAGATTTGTTACTCCTAAAAATCCAGATGAAATTAATATAGAGTCAAATATTAACGATCATCCATTAACAATTAGTGAATCTGAAGAATTAAGTAAGAATAAGAATATAAATAAATTAAAAAATACTTCAGCAAAAGATTATCAACATGTAACCGAAAATATAAAATATCCTAAAACTTCTATGGCACCTATTAATAAAATAAGAGGTCAATTAATAAGAAGTATTCTAGATAGGTATTTCGAAACAAAAGGTAAATTTACAGATACTGATAAAAAAATATTTGAAAATTTAATAAGAGAACTTAATAAAGCACAATTAGAATATAACATAGCAAATAATAAAATTAAAACATATGGTATTATAGGAATAAATACTGAAGATAAAACTATAGATGATATTGAAAAACTACAAGTAGATATATATCTTAATAAAATATTAAATCAATTTAGTGAAGAATTAAGTCCGTATCTAAATAATAAATTATTTGTAGGCAATTCTATTTTATCAGGAGAATTAAATGATGGGACCAAGGTGCAAGCAAATCCTAGAATAGAAATAGTAGGGATAACAAAGGATGGGACAATATTAGTAGATATAATTGATTTTCCATCAATGTTTTCAGAAAAGAAAGAATTAACAGAACCAGATAAACAGAAGTATGGTTATTATATGAACATGTTACCTAAAGGATTTAAGTTAAATAACATTAAGATTATACCTATTCATACATTTCCTTCTAATGGTCATATAGACATAAACTTTGGAGATGAATATATACTATCCCCTGAACAAAAAATACAGGCAAATAGTAGTATAACGGATTTACAGAAAGAAAATGATTATAAAGAAGTTACCAAAGAAGAATATTTTAATAATATAAGATATGTTGATCCCTCGATAGATGATAAAACAAATGAACCGGTAATACAAATAAATAACATTTATAGGAACCAAAAGAATAATAATAATATTAGTGTAAAAGGATTTACAAAACAGATAATTAATGGAAAAGTTATAAATACTGTAGAGACACAAGATTCTGATGGTAATATTGAATATGTATCTTATCAGGAATTTCAAGATAATTTTAAACCTAATTATGAAACTTCAAAAGTTAAAGAAGTAGATTATCATATACAAACAGCAATAGTATATGATAAAGAAAATTGGCATATAGGAATGTCTATACCTGTAAGTAATGTATCTAAATTAATACCTGTAAATAAAACAATAAAAAATTATTTCAAATTATGGAATATAGATAAAGATGGTAATAAAACGATAAATAATAAACATCTTGCAATAATGCAATTATTATTGGATGGAATAAATAATAATCCATTAATACAATTAGAAGTTAAATCAGGAACTTTTAATGGTTATTCTATGAATGGAGAAGTTATGGAACAATCGTCTTTTCCTTATGCTATTACATTAGAAGTTTCGAAAAAAAATATACTTGAAATATTATCTTCTGTAAATAGTAAAACAAAGTCAGGAGAACTATATAATGCATTAAAAGGTAAAATGACGGATGAACAATTTGCAGATATGATAATTGAGAATAAAGCAAATATTCTTGGTATATTATCGATGCCTGAAATAGGGTTCAGAAGTGATAATGTAATGAAGATGCCAGAGAGTAAGATAGAAGAGATACTTCAAATGGATACTAGAGATAATGCATTAAAAGAAACAATTAAATATTTTGATGATAAGTTTATTTCTGATTTCAATACAACAACAAGAGAACAACTTAAGAAGTTAAATATAAGTAGAGTGATGATGTTGTTTGATATGAAAAATAATAATCAACAATATACTGTAAGAATTGAACAGACGATGTCTGGCAGATCTAAATTTAGTACAAACATAAAAGATAGACAATCATTTGAAACTTTTGAAAATTCATTAAATGAATATGGTTTTCATGTAGTTGGAGAAGAAGTAATATTAAGAACTCAGACAGCACCTGCAATATTTATAAACATTCAAAAGTTAGGATTTAAACAAGAACAAGTAAAATTATTTTCAGATGAATATACTAGTGAATCATTTGCTGAAGATATTATAAACTTTAAAGAACAACTGAAAGAATTAAAAGAACAATTAAAAGATGGTTCTATAGAATATAATAGAGCTATGCAATTACTAGAAAATACTGATTTGTATAGATTATTAATTTCAAATACCTCCACAAATTTATTTAAAAATCGAGCATTTAAGAATTTATTTATTATAAAAGAAAAAACTATAAATAGTAAAAATGGGAAAGATTTAAAAATAAATAATATTCGAATAAAAGGTTCCAATCCAATAGCAAAGATTGATAATCTACTTACAAAGATATTACCAAAGGTAAAGAATTATGTAAATGGTGTTGATCATCTATATAAAAATCTAATTGATAATAATGGAAAGATTATAACTAAAAATGCAATAGTACGATCTCAATACCTATCTACTCCTTCTTTTTATTTTAGGATTAATAATAAAATAGAACATAATTCTACTAACTCTGTTCACAATGAACAAATAAAAATAGAAGAAGATGATATGGCATTAGATAAAGGAATTACTAATAGTGAAAGTGTAACTTTTATTAGTGAAGATGAAAATACTGATATATTATCTCACATATTAGGAAATAATAATTTCAATAATCTAGTAAAAAGAGAAGGTATCAATTCAAAATTATTTGGGAGATTATCTAATGGTATCATATATCTATTTGGAGACACAAATAATGTAGAAGAGTTTTCGGGAAGACATGAGGCAGTCCATTTGATAATGAAACATATGTTAAGTCCAAAAGCTTTTAATAGTGTCATGGATGATATTATAAAAGAAATGGGAGAAGCATATGATGGGAATATACGTTCTGCATTAGAATATGCTGCATATAAGTTAGAATCACAAGAGATAGTAAAACCAACTAATCTATGGCAAAAATTTATATTATGGATAAGACAACTTGCAACTAATTTACTTAATAAGTTTGGATTATATGCACCATCATTAACTGCATTTGCTAAATCAGTAAGAGAAGGAGTATATGCAAATATGGATCCTATTTATGATAATAGTGAATTAACAGTAAATCTTGATAAGATTAAGATTGATAAATATAATGATGAATTAGCACAATTACATATTCAACAAGTATTTGGTAATAGTTATAACCAAAATAAAGTATTATATGAAGTACTTATTCCTAAAATATTACAGAATAGTACATTGTATTGGAGAATGAATTATCGGAATCCTTCAATAAAAAATGAATCATGGATAAGTACAGGTATTAATAGAACATTATTAAATCTAAAAAATAGTTATAAACCTGATAAAGAAGTAACAATAACATCATTAGATGATAAGAATAATCCTGTTACGATTACTAAGAAATTAGGTGATATGACTAAAGAAGATTTTGAAACATGTATAGCTTATATAGAAGATGGACCGGATCATATTATTAAATCATTAAGAGGAGATAAAATCGAATCTGGAAACTTGTATTCATTTGTTCAATATGCTTTCTATCAGATGAGTTTTCAAGAAGGGGAAAATATACAAAAGACAAGAAGAACAGCTTATATCATGTTAAAGAAAATGTTACCAGAGATAGATATTGATAAGTTTGTAAATAATATATATGTAGCTACAAAGATAGGAGAAGGAACTATAGGACAGGAATCAATGACAAAGAATTTATTTTCAAGTCTATCAAGTACTTTAAAGATAATATTAAGTACTATCAAATTAACAAATGTAGATGGTACTGAGGTTAATAAATTTGACAAAAAATATGCTAGTGCAACTGCTATACATAGAATATTAATTGATACTGCACAAATATTAAAATCAGAAGGGAAAGAAATAACTTTTAAGAATATGATATCTACTATGAATGATATAGTAGATAATAATAAGAAGTATATAGGAATAAATAATACTGATTATCAATTATATATTAATTCATTTTTAAGAGCATTAGGGAATAAAGGTTCTATAGTAGGATTTAATATAGATATGTATCTTAGTTCTGGTATTTATGATGTTAGAGGCCAAGGGTTATATCGAATGGTAGAGGAGAAAGATTTAATATTACAACGATTACGAAAGAATTTAAATCTTGATGATAATACATATTGGGGAGAAAATACAGAAGCAAGAGATAAGATGGAGGAACGATATAAACAAACAGAACAAGAGGTTGAAAGACGAGTAAATGCAGCTAATTTAGTATTTGCAGCAATAGAAAGTGCTTATTCTTCTACATCTATAAATGATTATGTAACTGGAGAGATAAAAGGTAAAGGAATTATAAAGAATAATATAGAATCATTTAATCAAGTAAATACGATTAAGTATAATATTAAAAATAATATGCTTAAAACTAATTTAGATGAATCAGGGTTTGTAAAGAATATACGAAAAGGAGATTTCTTTGGAGATAAAAAGAAGTATGAAGTTGATAAAACAGGGTTATATATTATAACAGAAAAGGGAGAAAAGATTAAAATAGTAAATGTTCCAATATCTATTTTAGGTAATGAATTTGACAACATGAGTAAAAATAATTTTATTACTCAGAGAAAATACATGGCATATTATAATCAAATAGTAAATTATTTAGGTGTAGAAACAAACTTAGAAGTAACAAAGAGTGTTTTTGAATTAACTCCTGGAACAGCATCATTTGGTATTAATATGTGGGTTACTATGATGGCTATGAAACTTAATATTCTATTAGAAAAAACAGGAATAAATAAAGAAACGGATCAATTAAATGGATTTGAAATAGGTACAGAAGAATATCAAGAATATAAAATGTTAGAAACAGTTTATACCGGTTATGGATATTCTATGGAATCTATGAGTGCGACACAGAATTTTGGAGAATCACAAGAAGAATATGAACAATTTGATTTACCTAAACCAACAGATGCATATAGTTTTTTTGAATCATTTGCAGAAGCATTTTTGTATCAACAAGGTGGTCCTGTTTCTACTATGTTAAAAAATGTAGAAGGAGAATTTCAACAAGTAGTACATGAAAGTAATAATTATAATGATACTATAGGATTAGGTTCTGAAACATATATTAAACAGTCACAAAATCAATTAAATACATTAATAGAAAATGGGAAAGAAATTAATTCTCCTTTTGTATTTGAAGGTAAATTAGTCAATAGTCCAATCTATAATGGGCATATGACTATAAGTAAATCACAAATATTTGGTGGATTAAAGAATGAATGGACCGGAAGAAAATATATATCATTAACAAGACATGATCTAATAAAATATACAACAGAATCGACATTAAGTTATATGTTAAATAGTGGGAAATATTTAAAAAGTATTCCTGTTATTAATGGAGTTGAAGCAGATAGAAATGTAAAAAATATGGCTTTAATATCAACATCAGGCCAGGGGAATAATCAAAGAACATTTGTAAATATTGAAAAGGTATGGACAAGAAAAGGATATCAATTAAAATCTATTAGTTTTAATAATGATGATATTGTAAATATTATAGATGATCATGTAAAGTTATATAGTTTATTACAACAACGATCATTAACAAGATGGAATAAACTATTAGGAAAGTCATATAAAACTGTAAATGAACTCCAATCTAATATTGGAAATGTTACTCTGGAACAAGTAAGAAAATTGCGATTAAATTCTGATTATCATATTAAGAATGGTAAAGTTATACTTGGTAATCATACTACCTTATCATTTGCTTTAAATCCTGAAATGGAAAAATTCAGATATAATAATGAGTTTATAGAACAATGGAATAATACGAAAGATGTAAATGAGAAAATAGATCTATGGTGGAAGGCATTTAATGATGATTATAGTGCTTATATAGATATGATATCAGATGTTAAATATAAGATCCCTGAACAATTAACAATATTAGATAAAGAAGTTTCTCAAAAAGTAAAGGATGATCTATTTAAAGTAATTCTAAAACATTACGATAAATCAGTGAAGTTTACCAAAAATGAAGATGGTACTTGGACTAAATTGCAAAAAGGTAGCAAAACTATATTAACTGAAGAAGAATATAATATTGAACAAGATTTAAATGATAATATAACTTCTTTAGATGATATACATAATATTGGTACTACAAATGATTTATTTACGATAATGAGCATAATGCAAAACAATTTTTATCAATTAGGTAAAAATCAGATTGAATTAGAAGGAAAAGAAGCAAAGGAAGTATGGAAAGAGATAATGCCTAAAATAGAAGCATTTAAAAAAGAATATGAAAAAATTTTATATAAAGAATATAAGAATATAAATCAAATAGGTAATCCTTTTTTAAAAATGATGTTTCTTTCTTTTCATTTATATAACGAAACTCTTTCTCAATTAACAAGAGGAAATGAATTATCATCAAAAAATATTGGAGATTATATAAAACGTGCAGCAGGTTTAACATCACCAGGAAATGCTTCTAATGCTAATTCTAAGATTGGTGCTGGTCCTATTGTAACATATTTAAATATAAAAGATATTGGAGATTCACATCCATTATATAGTTTGAAATACGATTCCGAATTAAATACGAATGGATTAGGTTTTGCAAATCCAATAATACATGAACTATTAAGAAGACAAAATGGAGGTATAGATGGTAATATAGTAAAAGGTATTCAGAAACCAATGATATTTTATTATGATCCAATAACAGATGAATTGAGATATATAAAATTATCTATAAAACCTATAAGTAAATTTGAGATTGATAATTTCCATTTACATAAAACTATTTTTAAGACTATGTTAGGAGAAAAAATAGGAAAGATATTTGAAAATAATTATAATAATAGTAGGGATTGGGATAAAGCAGTATCTGAAACAGCAGATCATGTATCAAAGGAATATATTCAACAAGGTATAGAACATGGTATGACAGGATTTATATTTCATTCTTCTGCAATTAAATTGGGACAAGAGAATCAGGTTGTATATGGAACAACTGATGGTGGAGAAGTAACATTAGATAATGCCGAATTATCATTAACACCGGAACAAATATCTGAATATAGTAGCAAACTTCAGATGAAATATTACCGTACACAGAAGGTTTTAAATCATGATGTAGAAGATTCAAATAGAACATTACTTGTTCAGATGACAAAACTTATAGCAATAGGTACTAATAATGAAGATAGAGCAAATGAATTGAATCAAATATTAACTGATTTTGTTAATATAAAAAAGAATCAATTACAGAGATTAAAGACAAAAGAAGAAATATTAGACTTCATAAAAAGATTAGGGTATAAAAGTACGAGGAATAGTACACAGACAGGTATATTAGTAGACCAAATGAATAATCCTAATATATCAATACAAGTTAAAAAGAATTTAGCAATACAATTTTTATTATCTGATATAAATAAAGCACTTAAACCTACTCTTGCAGGAACAGAACAAACACTTACACCTATGTTAGGTAAAGTATATGATAATAATGGTAAGATATATTTAGCACAAGATTTAAGGGCTAGAGGACAAAAAGAAGTAATAAATGATAGATTTGAAAATAATAGACAATTAAAACCATTATCAGTATATAGAATTGTTAATGATGAGATAAATGATCAAACAGAAATAGTAAACAAAAATGATTTATTAGATATTAATAATAATCTTATTATTCCTATAAATGAATTAGTAATAGTACCATCAGAAGTAATATGTAAATTTCCATATCTAAAAGAGTTTGGATTAGATAATAATCAAACCTTAGTAGATGCAATGGAAGTAAAAGGAGAAAATTTATATCAATCTGGTAGAGAGAGAGAACTTGCCATTAAACAAGGTAAAAGATGGACAGCTAAAAGATTATATGATGAAATAATAGAACCTAAATTTGGGGAATATACATATGAACAAATATTGTCTATGTTACCTGATAATGAAAGACAAAGAAGAACTATATTACGTTGGGGAACAAAAGGAAAGAAAATAGAAGATAATAAAAAACAATTATTATTATCTATGGCTGCATATTATCAATCATTAAATGATTCATTAGATTTAATATCTGCACGTATTCCAACAGGTTCAGTATCATCTGCTATCATAGAAAGAATAGTTGCGTTTGATAATACTATGGAAAATGGTAAATATGTATCTCCTAAAACAGCATTATTAACTGGACACGACTATGATGCTGATGCATCACAAACATATTTTAGAAAGATAAGAACATATCAAGAAACAGAATTAGTATCAAATAGTGAAAAACGAGTATTACAAAATAGATTATTTAATCTATCGTATGAGTATTTTACTGATCCTCTTAATTTAAAATATCTATTACAAGAGACAAGTACATCGAATATTGTAGAACATGCTAAGAATATAGATAATAGTCGTGTAATAGCACCAAATAGTATTGCTAATGATTTATCTGCAATGGAAGAAAATAATACAGGAAAAGAGATGATTGGTCATGGAGCAACAGCAGAAAATGGTTATGCTACTATTATGCAATTATCAAATAAGAAATTCATAAAAGATAAATATATTGCATTAAAAGATGATTTTAGCATATTTAAAGCAATAGGGGCCTCTATGGAGATTATTAATGGTGCAACAGATACAGTTAAACTCGGCGGAGCAATAGGTAAACTTAATATTGTTCCTTTAACAAGTTTATATCAAACAGGATTGATTCTAAAAGGTAAAGATATTAATGAAATAATAACTGAATTAAAGGATGATGATATTATAAAAGCAATTAAGATAATAAATTCTTCTAAAAATATTTCTAAGAATACAAGAATAGATGTTGATAATAATCAATCTAAGATACCAATCTATCAAGCATTTGATCAGATATTAAAAAATCCAAATAAAGAAAAATATGACCTTGTAGAAAAACGAAATAAGATAATGAAATACAAGTCATTATCAGATAAGAAGAAAACTGAACGAATAAATGCTATAAATGAATTAATATCTTCATTAGATATAAAGATAATGAATTTATCAGAAAAGAAAACAACGTCTATGGCCGGAGAGGTTATTAGAAGAATAGCTTCATTATCACAAATGCAACAAAAGATAGCAAGTAATGAGTGGGAATTTTATAAGGCAAGATTAAATATAGAGAAATTACTTGGTATGTCAATAAAGACATATTTGGAAAATAAAGATATTATTAAAGATAAAGGAAGTGAAGAATTTATACAGAAAGAATTATTTACTGATGATATTTATGATTCGGAAATAAGAAAAGAATTAGATGGTGCCCAGATAGTTGCTAATCATCCATTATTAAATTCTTATATAGAATTGATAGATACTACTCATGAAGTATTAAATGAAGGTATAACAGCTTATAAGTATATGCAGGATGAAACTATACTTAATATGATAGGACAAAAGAAATGGATGAATGAAACTGATTTTGTAAAAGTAAGTTCTGCCTTTGATAAAATTATGTGGGGAGATGCAATATCTAATATTGGAATTGTTAATATGAAATATCAATTAAGAGATATAGATATAGCTGAAAACAAGAAATCATTTAAGAAATATAATGAAATAGGAGAATTTGATTTATCAAAATCTAGTGATAGACAAATGTTATGTATGTTATTTCCATCATTTGTAGGTATCCTTAAGACTAAATATAATCAAACAAATGATTTTATCAATGGATTAAATATAAATTCATCACTATATCAATATGTACAATATAAAAACAGTATTTATTTTGATGAAGGAATTAAATCAAAAAAGTTAGCAGCATTTAATAAATTATCATTACAAGAAAGACAATTATTTTCTATTTATCAGATGTTATTCTTTGGTAATATATATCGCAATGGTACCATGAATGAATTAATAGATAATCCTTATCTACAAGGTATAAGTACTATTTTAGATAATCATAATATGAAAATTACTAATGATATCGCTAAACTTATAATTATAAGAGAAGGTATTGGTAATATGATTGAAAAGAAAATACCTGGTATATTAAACACTGTAACAACTTTTATAGGCGATAAGTTTACATATTACTATGATGGTAAAGGAAATGTTGTTTTTGAATATGAAAATTCATGGAAAGATATTAATATTTATAATTCTAAAGAGAATTTATTATCTTCGTACCCACCAGCACCAAAACAATTAACTATGGGGGAAAAAGTTAGATTATCATTTAGTGAAGATAATGAAAATAATAAACCATATTTATTAAATGAGGTTACAAAGATGTTATCAGGTTGGCATGGAATATATAAAGAAAATCAAGAATATGAATCAAATAACTATAGATTATTTGAAAATGCTATATGTGAACTTCCAACAGGAGTTAGAGTTAAAGTAACAACTAATGGAGAATATATATTTACAGTAACAAAAGATTTAAAAAATGGTCGTTCTAGGAATGATGGTAAAAAGATAGAAGATAATGTTACTAAAAAAGATATACAGGAAATGATAGATGAAGGTATAATTGAAGAATCGTGTTCATAAATAATAGATAATATGAAATGTAGTTTTAAATATAAAGGTAAGGAGTTTAGTACTAAACAAGAATTAGTAGATTATATTAATAAGGGGTATGGAATAACAAGTGTATCAAATGAAATTAAACCAGGTGTAAAAGAATTATTTGAACAAAATCCTGAATTAACTAATGCTGTATATGAAGCTGCTGGGTTTAATAAAAATCTTGGTAATGCAAAAGTTATATCCAAAACTACGGCAAAAGAAATATTAAATTCTTTTGAGGGTGGTATGAGAGAAAATTTTAAAAATTTAATAAACAAACTTCTTGAAATACCAGCTTTTGCAGAAAGAACTATAAACTATATAGAAAGACCTGTAGGAAATTCTATGGGATTTTATGATAGTTTAAATGATTTCTTAGGATTAGATGTTTTATCAAAAGGAGAAACAAATGCTGCTCAATCAAGAGTAATTATAGAAGAAGTTATACATTCTTTAACATCAAGACCTTTTAAAATATCAAAAGGGTTAATGCCTGGTACTTTATCAAAAGTAGAAAAAGAATTTGTAAATAACATAAGTAATTTAAGAAAAGAAGTTTTAAGACAAAGACCACAAAATGAAAATGATTATTATGGTTTATCATCAGATGAAGAATTTGTAGCAAGAGCTTTTGTAGATGAAAGATTTCAAGAATATTTATCTAGAATTGAGGTAGAAAGAACTAATGTATTTTCTAAAATAATTGAATTTGTAAAACAACTTTTAGGTAGTTATGTAACTGTAAAAGATAATTCTGCGTTACAAGAAGTATTAGGGTTAACCGAAGATTTTATTTCAAAACGACAAATAACCCCACAACAAAAACAAGAAGCTCAACAACTTTATAGTTTATATCTCGATACTATATTTCCTGATAGTAAAGTAAAAGATATTGTTTATCATGGTAGCCACAAAAGATTTGATAAATTTGCAAAAGGCAATATTAAAACTCAATATTCAGAACTTTTAAGTGGTTTCTATTTTTCAAACCAAAAAGCTGTGGCAAATGCGTATACTGAATCTAAAGAAATTAGTATAATCAATAGTTTGTCCAATATAAAAAGTGCGATAGATAAAAATGGCGAATATTACGAATATCTTAAAGGCAGTTCTGATGACTTATCTATTAGGTCTTTTAAAGATATAATGATTGGAGTGCTTAGATTTGAGGGATTCAAAGAGGAGGAACTAAAGAAAGCTGATTCTGATTTAAGTAACCTTAGAAATTTAGATAAATATACGGAATGGTTTGGTTCAGAAGCACTTTCGATGAGTTATGTTACAAGCCAATATTTATCTAAAAAGGAGGAAGTATCAGTCCTTATGGCTCTTTTACTGCAAGACTCATCTATAATAGATGATATCATATCAAAACATTCCAATATAGATATCCCAACTATATATACCACTATATTAAATATAAAGAAGCCAGACATTAAAGTAAATGAAAAGGAATCTCCAGTTGTAATATCTAATTTTGACTTATCAGTACAAGATGGGTCCGATGGAGTTATTTTTCAGAATATAAGAGAGATGCCTACAAGTACTAATAACTCCCTTCTACGTAAAGTGAATTATGAAGATAAGAGAGAGGATTCCTATGTAGTATTTGGGACAGAACAAATCCACATATTAGGTAATAAACAAGATATACAAGGGTTTAAAGAGTTTGTACAAGGTAAATCATTTGATAGAGAACTTGCACAAAAAATACAAGATAAACTTCAAAAGTTATATCCTGAAATTAAATTAAATATTACTAATAATCCTGTATGGGAACAAGGTGATAATGTATTTAATCAAGAAGAATTTAATAACCAAGTTAATTATAGATTAAAAGCTACCGAAAAGATATTAGATAATCTTGCTAAGATTAAACAGTGGGAGTCTAATAAATCTATTAATCAAGAAACTTTATGGAAAAAAATAGGTGAATTGGGTATTTCTAAACAACAACTTGATTTACTTAAAGAATCTGAAGGCAATACTATCGAAGAAAAATTAACTTCATTTGCAGCTAATTATAGTTATGCTGTTGAAATTAATACTGCTAAAGAAAAAATTGAAAGAATTAAAAATTTTGATATTCCATATTTTGAACTAGATGGAAATACATATGCTGAGGCATTTGGAATGTATACAAAAGATGATGGAAAAACTAGAATTTCATATAATGAATATCAAAAAGCATTAAAGAGATATAATGAATTAACTAATGAATCTAAACCAACTCGACACTATTCTAATCTAACAGTACCAGGTGGTACTAACTATACAGAAAATGAAATAGCTACACCAGCTATAACTCCTTCTATTAAAGGTCATGCTCAATTTGCTACTGATAAAGGTATAGGTTGGTTTCGTTCAGATGATAAAACTGTTGACGAATTAAAAGGTAATTGGATTAAAAGTGAATCTGAATTACCTAATGAATTTACTTATAGTGGAGAAAGATATTTTAAACAAGATGGTGAATGGCAAACCAAAAGTAAATTTATAGAGGATATTGAAACTGTTATCTGGAGATATAATATGTCTTTAGGTAATGAAAGAATACAAAATAAACCTGAAGCTAAAACTCGCAGAATACTAGAAATACAATCTGATTTATTTCAGAAAGGTAGAGAACATAAAAAATTAACTGGAGAAGATGAGAGAATTGGTGATAATTTAGATGACTTACTGGGTACTACAGGTAAAAAACAATTTGATAGTAAGGGAAATCAATTTCTACAACTTCTAAACAAAGACAATAACTGGGTAACATTCTTTATTAAGTCTATTATACAAGATAGTGCTAAAAAAGGATATGAGAAAGTATTATTTCCAAGTGGTGAAACTGCTGCTAAAGTAGAAGGACATCAGACTATAGCTGATGAAATTAATACAAAAAATAGAGTTATTAATCAATTAAAAATAAATAAAGAAGTACAACAAGATGTTTTAGATTCTTTAGATATAAATACTGAAAACTTCATAAATGGTAAAAATAAATATTTTGTGTCTATTAACACTGTTTATACTGGTATTGGTAATGATGCTAAATTAACTATCACTTCAGAAGGTAAAGAAGAATATAACATATCTACACTTAAAGATAAAGATTGGAAATCAGGCAGCAAAGAAGAATTTGCTTTAATTGTTAAAAATCATATTAAAAAAGAATATACCGCTAAGATAAAAGATTTAAATAGAAGAATAGAGCAACTTGAAAAAGAGAAACAAGAACTTAAATCACAAGGTATAGAAAAACTTAAACCTATTGAAGGGTTTTATGAGATAAGAGTTAGAAATATACTTGAAAAAATCTATGGTAAAGAAAATATTAAATTAATTACTGATGAATATGGTAATACTTGGAGAGAAATAACTATTAATCAAGCAAGAGATTTAGCAGAAGTTTTATTACAACGTAATGAAGCTAATAAAATTATAGGTCAAGCTAATATTAAAGCACTATCTGTCTTAATAGACGCTGTTAATCAAAAACAAGATACATTACCACATGAATATGCACATCATTATATAGCATGGTATAGAAATAGCCCTATTGTACAAGAAGCCATTAAAAAGTGGGGTAGTGAAGAAGCTTTAGTTCAAAGTATTGGAGAACAAGTAGTTAAACAAAAAGGAGAAGCTTATAATTGGTGGAATAATTTTGTTAAATGGATAATGAATAAATTTAATTCTCTATCTAAATTACAAAAAGAAGAGCTTACTCAAATACTTACAGATGCTTTTTTAACAAGACAAGATTTAGGTAAACAAGATATAGAAGGATTTAAAGAGTTTGTAAATAAGAATAATAATCAGAAAGAAGAACAGAAAAAGAAAGATGAAAATACTACTACAAGAAATTCTAATATTGAAAATACGAAGAAGTTCCTATCTAAAGAAACACTAAATACATTCATTGATAATATTCGTACTGCATTTCCTAATATACAGATTAAAGAAACTTTTACTTCTGATCCTGACAATATGTATCCTGGTAAGATAGCATTTATAAAAGAAGGAGTAATATATATTAACATGGATCGAGTACAAAAAGATACTCCTTTACATGAAATAAGTCATATATTTTTACTTGCTATCAAAGATTCAAATATAGAACTTTATAGAGATATAATAAATAGTACTAAAGAATTTATGGATTCTAATCCAGATATAATAGAAAGGATACGAGAGATTAATCCTAATATGAATGGAGAAGAATTTTTAGAAGAAGTAGCAGCTACATTAATGGGATGGAGTTCTGAAGAAAAGGTAATGTTAGGATTACATAAGATAAAAGTAAATAACGTAGAACAAAGGACTAAAGGAATCTATGGTAGTATAAAAAATGTATTAACTAAATTTTGGGATTTTATAAAGAGTGTATTTAAAGGAATATATGGGACAGAAATAAATATTGATTTTACTAAAGGATCTGTCTTTGATATAGGAGAACAATTATATAATGCTATACAAAATAGAAAGATAGTATCTGAAGTAAGTTCATCTACGATCAATCGGTTAATGAAGATTAATAGGATAAAAGTCTTATCACAGAATGCATCAGTAAATAAAACAGCTGGAACTTTAAGATCTAAATTATCAATGACAGTTAATAATTTTAAATTTGATAATGCAGAAAAAGAAGTTAAAATAAATATGATTGTTACTTATGTAAAGATGTATGGTCATTTACCTATGAAATGGGTTGGAAGGTCAGAAAGAATAGAAAATACAAGTGAGAACTATATAAGAAGTTATATATCAGATAATGGTATTTTAGATAAAAATAAAGAAACTATAATTGAAGAACATCAAAGTAATTTTGCTAATTTTATTAATATAGAAAAAGGATCAGTAGATAGTATAGAATCTTTAGGTACTAATATGGTAAATGGAGAAAAAGTAAATATATATAAACCTGCAGCAATAATAAAATTTTTAAAGGCAGTTGATTATTATAAGGGGATGCAATTAATGACACTTAAGGAAGCAAAAGAAAAGATACCATCATTAAAGTCATTAGATACCTATTTTGATGATTCGGATATAATGGTAATGTTAGAGAATGTATCAAAAGATAGATCACAAACAATTATATCACTTTATGATATAAGAAATTCATCACCTAAATATACTAATGAGAGTGTGAAGATAGAAAGTATATTAAAGGTTTATGGAATAGATAGTGAAAAGAAAGCAAAACAATTAGGAATGTCAATGAATAATACCCATGGAGATATTAGTTCTGTAATAATGGGATTGATGGCTGCCGATATTATAAATAAGACAGGTATAAAAGTTAGAAATATAGCATCTATAGGAATAATGCCTACAGAAACATTATGTACATTCCATGATATTAAAAGTGTTTTAATGAATTTAAAAGGTATGGCTAAGGTAGAAGAATTTACAGCAGACCTACCTGATACTATAAAGAAATACTTTACAGAAGATATAGGAAATAATTCATGGGCTAATAATATTTATATTGACTTTAATAAAGTTATAGATTCTATTGCTAATGATTATGATTATTATAAAGATGGAACAGATCCTTTCTTTGAGATAAAGAACATAGCAGATAATCAATCAGAGTCACCTGATGTATTAATGAAGCTTTATTCTTTAGCATTAAAAAGATTAGAAAGTAAGAATTATCTATCTACTGAAGAACAATATATTCAATCAATATTAAAAGATAGTATAAATGCTTTAATGATAGTTAATCCATTAGCTTTTCAATGGAATATAAAAAGTTCGTTTGATCTCATTAAGAAATTTGCTACTTCTATTGTTAATATTAATGATGATATAATACAAGATTATGCCTATATTGCTGGTAATGGATTATATAAATCTGTAGTATCTGTTAACAAGAAGATGAAGTTAGCGGAACCTCATTGGACTAATTTGAAAAAGTTAGGTATGGCCACAAATAGTACTCTAGGACAGAAAGAAAATTATGAACGGATGATGTGTTATAGAGAGATTAAAAATGGTGGAAAGGTTTATAAAGCTAAATTATCGCGTATTCATTTTACAGGGGATGAAGGATATTATATAGATGAAAATGGTACTAAAAAGTATTATAAAGATCAAAGACAAAGATTATCAAAAGAAATATTGGATGAAGGTAGATGGATAGTAGATCAAATAACAGAACAAATGGTTACTATGCTTGAACATCAAATAACAATAGAAAATAGAAATTATAATCCTCAAACAGAAAATCCATATACAAAAGATGAAATTAAAGAAATGTTATTTAATGAATATCATTATGAAGAAGGTATGCTTCCAATAATGAATATAACGTCATTAGAATTACTAAATAAAGGTGGACTTAAGAATGTATTTAATGCAGCAAAGAATAATTTATATAAGGCAGGAAATATAAATACTATATTTACAGAGGATCTTATTAGTGAAAATCAACAGACAAATGAATTGTTTGCTAAATATTATAATCAATTATGTAATAAGAATGAAAATATTCGATTATTTCATTTAGGATTAAAGTTTGATGCATATGCAAATAATGGGAAAGGAGGATATACTTTAATTGATTCCAAAAAGAATGAAAATTTATCACAGAATATTGAATTATTAATGAAGTATTTTTGGATGTCTAGTGAACGTAAAAGGATATTAGATATAGAAGTTTTACCTTATCAAAATGCATTATTATCACAATTACAGATAGCAAAAGATAATAAAGATGAAAATACTAATGATCTTATAGAATTTATCAGAAGTTGGTCGCAGAGAGCAGTAAGTAATATTGTTAATAAACAATCTATAAAAGTAGCGGGGAAAAATATTGCTCCGGCTATTATTACTTTAGCAAATACAGTATCTAATATAGTATTAACAGTTAATCAAAATGTAGGTATTCAGTCAGGATTAATAAATACTTTAAAGGCAATATCACAAGGATTTGCAAATAGAGAAGATAAAGAATTATGGAATGATAAAGATTATCTAAAAGCACAATCATGGATAGTAGCACATAAATCATTTGCGATAGAGTTGTATCGTGCAACAGGAATGATGGATGAATATGAATTAATGACATATCAGATATATAAAAAGACAGGAAAGGAATTGTTTGATCAGACTATAACACAAGCTGGTAACTTCTGGACAGATTTTGGGACAAAATGTTCTATTATGGTAGCACAGATGATGCATGATGGAGTATTTGATGCCTTTACATATAATTCTAAAGATGGTACTGTTAAATATAATTGGCTTAAAGATAAGAGATGGATTGGGATGAATAAGAGTCCTGATAAAAAAGCATTATTTGATGCATATAGGAATGAATTAATTAAGAAAGGTAGTTCAGATGAAAATAATAAAGGAATAGATATACCCTATATCTATGATGAAGTTCAAAAATTAAAATATTTTGGAACAATGATTATAGGAGGATATAGTAATCCGGATAGAGTAAATTTAGGAAATCTTTTTATAGGAAATCTATTTACTAAAATGAAAAATTATATCTTTACGGCATATCAAGATGCATTTCAATCAAAGGGATATACTAAAAGAGGTGGAAAATTAAGAGTAATTAAACAAAAGGATGGATCATATCAATCAAGAATAGAAAAAATGATAGTAGAAGGATATAATATAACATTCTTAAGACATATACAAGAGATGTATAAAACTAAAAGTCTTAAACAATGGAGTAAGATGGAACCATTTGAGAGAGCAAATTATAGAAAATTAGGTATGCGAGTAGCAGCTATGATAGCAATGTATATTGTTTATAATATATTAGTAAATCTTAAACGTAATCCTGATGATGATGATAAACCAATACCAGAAAATAGATTAGTGCGAAATTGGATATATGCAGCAGATTCTATATTGGTTTTACCTCAACTATTAGAGATTGCTAAAAATCCATTTTCTACAATAAGTATTATAGATCGTTGGGGAGCAAATGTATTTAGTTCTTCGATGTGGAATAAGATTAAAGAAGGAGATATAGATGAAAGGATGTTTGTACCAAGCCAAATAAAAGATGTTGTAGAACCAATATATCCTGAAATAAAAGAAACCAATAAAAATTAATTTAATATTTTAATATTATGGCATTATTAACTGATTTTTTTATAACAGCACAGAATGGGCCGGAACCATGTACTATTGCAGTAAGTGATATAACACCATATCCTTATGATGGATTACCTATAACAGAATATGGAGTTGTTATGTTTTATGATATTGCTGCATTTGCAGGAGCACCATATACAGGAGCTTCATTAAGTAATATGAATTATTATGGAGTTCCATGTACCTGGACTATACCACCTATTGGAAATGAAACAGTAACTATACAGGTATTTGTAGTTAGTATATGGACTAATCCTGCACCTGGAGGATGGTATCCTGTAGATTGGGTTTGTACTTATAATGGTCAATTTTGGCATTCAAATGGATTAGCAAATCATGATGCTGTTCCAGGTGTTGATCCTGTATGGGATATTATAACAATAGGAACACCTGCAGATTTAACACAAGCATATACATGGTTTTATAATTTTTGTTCTCCATTAATTGCCATGGGTAAGAATGGATATGTACAAACGACATTCGATATTAATTGTGGTAATAATTATACTCCTACTTTAACAAAAATAAGTTGTTATAATTATCGTATGGAAGATTTATCAGGGTTAGGATATGTTCAGACTATTACTTTAACTGCTTATGGTAGTTCAACAGTACTTGCAACATATACTTTAGATCCTGCAATAAGTACAACAGTAGATATAGATATATCACAATGGGGAGATGGTGTATATAATATATCAGTAAGTGCAGATACCGGTACAGAAGAAATAAATGTAGGAACATTTAGGATATATGAATGGTGCTCTTTATGGGCATGTTATCAACGATTATTCCAGGATGTGATGTGTGGAGCATATAATCCATGTTGTAATACATGTGATCCTGCACTTATAGAAACACAAAAAAGATATAGAGAAACACTTAATATGATGTCAGGATTTGTAATGTCTATTATGGCATATATTAATGTAGAACAAGTATATTATTTAGGAATATTTGGAACGGATGATTTACAGGATAGTTATGTTCATAGAGTATCAGATATGATAACAAAGGCAAAAGAAATATCACAGTCATGTGGTATATGTAACCCTGTTTCAACAGAAGGTAGTATTGATTCACCATGTTCAAATTGTAATTAAAATATGATACAGATAGTCAACCCTCAGATATCTCCTGCATTTCCTAGTTCACAACAACAGATGATGGCTAATTATTATCTTCAATTAGCTAAATGCATGGACAAATTTTCTAAGTCAGCATATTCTAAAGAAGTTATGGGTCATATAGAGGTCCAAAAAGAATATGATAAAATGAATAATATACACTATTTAGCATTTTATTTAATGTTTATCGCGGAAGATATTCAGATGGATATTGCTAATGGAATTATAAGAACACAATCTTATTATGATGAATTATATAAGATAGATTGTATAAGAAAAGCTATACAATGTACAGGATGTTCAGTAGAAGTAGCAATAGATTCAATAGACACTATATTAAATGCTAGTTTATCCTGGTGTGGAGATATATCAGAAATGTTAAATTATTTTACTTGTAATTAATAATCTTTAAAAATCAATATTTATGGCAGCAATACAAATGACTAGAGCACAATGGATGGTAGCATGTGGCACAACACCACCTCCTGATTGGAGTACATTCATGTATAATTTATTATTCAGATATGATGTTCTTGATACAGCAAGTTCTACTGCAGGACATGTTAAAAAGGAAACGGATACAAGAGCATTTGAAAGGTCATTACCTCATACGGATGGTCATGTAAGAACTTTACAATCGTTTCAATTACCTTTAATAAGACTTATGGTTGGAGGAGTTTCTACCGAACAAGGAATAGTGGCTGGAGTGGCATTAACAGGTAGAGGATTAAAGATGACACCTACTATGGAAACATTAGGAGGAGGAGAACAGAGGATGGATTTTCTTTTGGAGAATATATCAATACCATATAATACTGATACTTATATTACTATTGCAGAAACAGTAGTTAATTCGGGTAATTACAATTTTAATATAAATCCTACTCATTTAGGAAAGATTAAATTAGCAGATCCAACAAGTACTTATGATTTTATTGGTAATCTATTTGGAGCAACACCTTCATTAAAACTTACAGGACTTAATGAAATCAATGTAAATACATTAGTTTCAAATTCTATATCATGGACACATGGAGTAGGAGGTTTACAAGCAGATGTAGTTCTTGATGGAACAAGTCTTGTAATAGGAGGAGGAGGATTATCATTAAATAATCCAACAACTTATGTAATGACTACCGGTGACCAGAATATAGCAGGAATAAAAAACTTTACTACAACTCCAGTATGCGCAAATATACCAGCAGGTGTAACTGAATTAACAAATAAACTATATGTTGATACAGCAGATTTATTAGCGGCACATTTAGCACATAATGAAACTATAGCAGGAAATTGGACATTTACTAATAATGTTATAGTACCACTTGTACCTGTATTAACTACACATGCTACAAGTAAACAGTATGTAGATAATCTTGTTACAACGTATATAAGTGCAATACAGGATACAGGATGGGTTACAATGGATAATGCATGGTGCCTTGCTTCTAATACAGGTGTGCCTCCAGGAACATATTTTCCATTACTTGCAGCACCACCGGCTGGATATTATATTGATATAGTAACAGTATTGGGATATATGAAATATGGAGGAGTAACATTTACACTTGCAGGAGCAGATCTTGTTGAAATACAATATACAAATGGTACGATTGCTGCAACCTTTCCTCATACGTTTGCAGAAGCAGCAGCAGATATGCATATGGAAGGGAATAGAGCAACTTATTTAACTAAAATACTTAATAATGGATTACAAGTAAGGACTACAACATCAGATATGGCAGCAGGAACAGGAGAGATGCACTTTAGAGTATTTTATAGACACATACTTCCAGCATAGTTATATTTACATATATCCAAAGTAATAAATATTTGTTTCTTTACTATAATTTAAATAGATATATATTGAACTATTATCTACTGTTATAATCCAAGATTTATCAAACGGAGTGTTAGAGATAATATTGTATTTATCATTATAGAATTTTATTAATTTATTTTTTATATCTATATTAGAAGGTGTTAATATAACCATATCACATTTATCATTATTTTCTTTAAAATAATAACTATATTCTCCGTATGGATAAATAAATGTAGTGTATTCAAAAACAATATCTCCCTCATCAGTATTAAAAGAAGATAATTTAAAATAATTATTAGGATATTCTAATTTTATTTCTTTAATAGTTTTTTGTAAATGAACATGTTGAGCTATTGCCATTAGAGGTAATAAGATTAAAATAATTATTAAATTTTTCATACTTTTATTGTTTTATAGGTTTTTAAATCATTAATTTTATTAAATAAGTATTCTAAGAAGTAACTAACCCATTCCTGGGAATTCTCTCCTATTTCAAGATTACATATTTTAGCAAGATGAAAGAGAATATGACTTATTTCATGTACTTCTCTTTAAAGTAGATTACAGTATTATTTATTTTCATCTTCTAATAACATTTTATATTTATTAATAAGTTCTGCTCTTAGTTCTTCTATTCTATTCCAATTACAAGGAATATTACTCTTTCTACATCTTTCTTGATAAGTATTTCTTTGGTCTTTAGTACCTCTATCAAGTAGACTATGTTCCTCAAAAGTAAGGAAGATAATATTATCAATGTCCAATCTACATAGTTTAGAATAGGTAGCGTTTCCTTTATTTACTACATGAGCACAATTCATATGGGAGATATTATCAATTTTAAGACCTGTAAGCCACGATATATGTCTTCTCGTACGAAACAATCCTTGAAATAATAATCCTTCTCCTGTGGGTTCATATGATGATTTAAGAGTGTTTTTCTGATCAGTACGTTTATACTGATGTCTTTTACAATATCCTTTTCTTGTTATTTTGTCTGTACCAAATACAGGTTCATTACAATTTTCTTCAATACATTTTCTCATCTTTAATGATATTAGCTTATTAAGTTTTTTATCGGAGATATAATTTTCTTTTTTATGAAAAAGTATATGTTTATACTGCTTCTTTGGGTGCTCTGGATGGTAATTGTTTTTTAGGTCAAAATGGGACATAATATATTTTAATTGCTT